TTTAACCCCATTGCCGTTCTGTCATTTCTTAGATTAATAAAAAGCGAAGAAGAAGTGTGTCAGCTAATTTAAGGAGTGTAAATCAATGGTTTTTGTGTTTTCACACTTTCCATAAAAACGGATAACGCAGGAGGCAATAAAAATAAATGGTCTGTGTAGTAGCTCAGTTGGTAGAGCATGAGTGTAACACCATAGGTCTTCGGTTCGAACCCGAACTACACAGCTAAAAACAAAAAAACCATGCACATAACAATATCACTAATAATATGAAAAACGAATTGATAGTATTGGCTCTGTTATTTATCCATTGGGTAGCTGACTTTGTAATGCAAACGGATAAAATGGCGCAAGGAAAGAGTAAAAATAATCTTGACCTACTAAACCATACTCTAACATATTCGGGAGCGTTTGTGGCGTTCCTAATGCCATTGGTTGGCTATTTGTTCGGTTATAATGAACAGGTATGGTTAAATGTGTTTGCCTTTGGTGGAATTACGCTAATAATTCACACAATCCAAGACTACACAACAAGCCGTATCAACTCTAAACTTTGGGCTGAAAAGAAAGTGCATTGGTTTTTCGTATCAATCGGATTTGACCAGTTCCTTCATTTTGCTCAGTTAATACTAACATATAAACTATTGTTCAAATGAAACAAGACCACTTTGAAATAGACGGTACTGAGGGTAACTACACAGTTCGCCACGTATCTAAAAACGGCAAGGTATTTAGCTCTAATTCAGGCTTTAATACAAAGCCTATTGCGTATAAGCATATTTGCCAAGACCAAAAAAGCCGACTTAAAATGAGTGGGCTTACCGTTAAAAAAACAAAGAAATTGAAAGACGGGAATATCTCTATGCGATATACAATAGATGGTCTTTTTGATGTTAGCGGAGGCATGAAAACTACAATATGGCAAACCGTTGCTTTAAAAGTTACCGACAAAAGCAAACTTGGTGTTAATGTAGTGGACGATAAAACAAAATAGATATGGAAGCGTCAGAGGCAAGAAAAATAGCAAAATTATCGCAACATAACCCTGAGATACATAGAGTGCTAAGGGATATAAAAAACGAAGCCGAGAATGGCAGAATGGCAGTAGCCTCTTTAATCAAACCCGAAACAATACAGGACTTGCGTAGGCTTGATTATGATGTAATAATCATACAGCAATATCCGCATGGCAGTTCTGTTGATATACGATGGTAATGACCGACAAAGCCCTATTAGCCCTAGCCAAACAGGAAAGAGACGAATTGGTACGTTACTTTGAGAGCCTAACAGATTGCCCTAAAGTAACCATAGGCGCTAAGAGGTTTACCGACCCTAAACTGTTTGTTGATACGAATATTGAGCGTATTAAAAGCAATATGTACCCTAGCAAGGTGTTTAATGCGAGTATGAAAGGATTAAAAGAGTATAAGAACGCAATACAAAAGATATGACAGCAGCATATATTTACATAGGATTGGTTTCTTTGTACTGTGGGTTAATGACTTACCTATATTTAGACCAAGTAAGGATTGCAAAATATTTAAGTGATAATAATAATAAGCTGAGAAATCTTATTCTCCTTAAGGACTTTGATATAGCTTCTTTTAAAAAACAACTTGCCGACACCAAAGCCGAATTAGAACAGTATAAAAACCATAACGATAACGCTTAATGACAGAAGAAAAAGAATACCTGTACCGAATGGTAAAGCTAATGATAGTTCTAAATGTAGGGCTATACTCTATTGATGAGATAAAAGGAGCTTTTAGTAATAAACCAAAAATTATTAATAAATTAGCAGCCGCAGAAAAAGAAATTGAAAACAGGGTAGTTAAGTTTATTGAAGAAATGTTTAATTCGGGCGACGAGGTTATCCGTGAGCAGCTTAAACAGTTTGAGGAAATAGCAGAGATGGTTGCCAAAGCCGATTTTAATGACCTGCAAGAGATACACAAAGGTTTAACAAAATATTATAACGACAAAAATGATAATAACAGCTAACGAAAACGGAGATTTAGTTATACGCAATACGGGCTTTCACGTAAAGCAATTGCTTAACCTAATGAAAAACACCTCTGACAAAGAAATTCTTGAAGGGTACAACTATCTTACGCAAGAAGATATTAACGCTGTCCGCTTTATGAATGTTAACGAGTTTAGCATACAAAAGCCTATACGCCTTTATTCTAGCGAAGATATGAGAGTAGCCTATGAGGTAAACAAGACCGTTCCATTCAGCCAATGGATTAGGGCTTATGAGAAAGGCGACGTTATTGTTGAAAGTGTTGTAGAGGAAGTGGTAGAAGTTATTGAAAAGCCCGTAGACCCACCGACTGCACAAAACCTACCTAAAGATAGCAAACCTGTTGAAACGGAAGAGGGGAAACCCACATCTAAAAAGCCAGCCGCTAAAAAAGCAGAGAAAAAGAAATAAATACCCCTAAAGTTCCCCATAGGAAAAACAAATAAGTAAAGACGCAAATATCTTTGAGCCATATATAAGCTATGGCAAAAATATCATTTACTTTAACAAACGGTGGTCAGACAGTATTGGTTGACGATACGGATATAATTAAATTCCAAGCCAACTCATCAACAGGCTCTCTTGTTTATGTTCAAAATTTAGGCGCACAGCCGCAGGTTTTAGATGTAACCGCAGACCCATCAACCGTAGCAGGGTATTCAGCCTTGTTTATATCATTAACCCAAGTTAACCCCGTATTCCCAACTGCGGCAGTAACCTTTACCTTGAATGGCGGCTCTCCTTCTTTTATAGCAGGTGAGCAAGTATTCTTTGCGGGCGGTTCAGCAGGCGGTCAGATAAGCACTACCAATGGTTCAACCACTATGACTGTTACAAGTTTTAGCGGTCAGACCCTAGCTAACGGCATGTCTGTTCAAGGTGTTGATAGCGGTGCAGCAGGCGCAGTTAGCGGAACTCCGACCTATACTTATGTATCTTCACAGGCTTTTTATCTTAACGCAGCCCGTGTTATAGAATACTCAGCGACAGGTTCGGAAGGTACTACTACAATACTTGTTAACGACGGTAACACTCCTAACGGTTCGCAAATCCAAGTATCAGAAACTCTATCTGCTGTAACTACGTTAATGGCGGGTACAGGTTATGTTACAATAGGTGGCGCACAAACCGTTACAGGCAATAAGACATTTAGCGGCACTACAACTATTAGCGGTGCTAGTACCATTACAGGAACAGCAACGGTTACAAAAGCTGTTTTGGTTAAGTCAAACGTAACGCAAACAGGCAGCAAGACATCAACGGTAGTAACAACAGCAACAGCAGGTACTATTACCACAGTTGCTTTGTCTGATGCAGCAAATGCCTCTTTTAGCTTTACCGTAACCAACGCAAATGCAATAGCTACCTCTAATATACAGCTAACTGTTGACATGAACAGTTCAACAGGTTGGGCTAATTGTTGCGTAACAAAAGGCTCAGGCTCTTTTATCATTACAGTTAAAAACGTAGATGCTTCGGCAGCATTTAATGCCGCTATAAAAATTGATTATTTAATCCTATAACATAAAACAAAACAATGAGTATATCAACGGCACGTAAGCCCGAACCATTACACGTAGATTTCAAAGACGGTATTACCGTTGATGGTCTTGTAGCAACCTCTGTGTCTAATGGACTAACTGCCCTTGCAGGCGGTGGTCAAACAGGCGCTACCCCTTTAAATGGCCAGTTTAATGTAATCTCAACCTGTGCTACGAATGGCGATAGTGTATTGCTACCTGCTATACCGCAAGACGGTAGTTCAGTAGCCGTTTGGGTGAAAAACGGAGGTTCAGCAAATGCTGCTGTATTTCCCCAAGTAGGCGATACCATCAATGCCTTGTCAGCAAACGCTTCTTTGACAGTTAACGCAGCAGCAAAACAACTTTTTGTTTCTGTAAGTGGTTCTAACTGGCAATCGTTTGTTTAATCATGGCTAAGTCTATGAAGTTAGGTGGCGGTGGTAGGTTTGCCAAAGTATCTAATAGCGTAGCGAAAGGCTATGAGAAGAAAGGTATGAGCAAAGCCAAAGCTGAGAAGATTGGTGGCGCTGTTGCTGCAAAAATGGGTCGTGCTAAATATGGTGCTAAAAGAATGGCATCTATGGCAGCCAAAGGCAAGAAAAAGTAAGTGCATGAAAGTTTGGAATAAGCCCATACCTAAAGGTAAAGAGAAAGGGAAACTCAGTCCCGCTCAAAAAAGCAAAGCGAAAGCTGCTGCTAAGAGAGCGGGTCGTCCTTACCCTAATATGGTAGATAATATCAACGCATCTAAAAAGAAGAAGTAATGGCTAACCCTTCTTGTGTGTCAATTAGTGATTTTAAACTTGTTGATGATAAAATATATCACATAGGTAAAGAGGGGCAAGTCTATTCTGAATATACAAAGTCGGGCAGACATTATATATATGCCCATTTTGAGGCAGACACCAAAAAGTTATTTTATATAGGTCTTGGTAAGTACAACAGATGTAATCATATTGCAAGGCGGAATAAGTATTGGAAAAGAATTAAAGATAAGCACGGTATTGTTATTGGCTTGCTACATGTTGATTTAACTTTAGAACAAGCTAAAAAAATGGAGATTGATTACATAAGAAAATATCAACCAAGGGCTAATATGACAATAGGAGGGGAAGCGGGGCTTACAGAAAAAATGAGAACTAAAGTTTTTGCTTACACTAAAGATGGCTTGTTTTATAAATCATTTAATTCTATAACAGAAGCTAATATTTTTTTTAACATATCAGCAAATGACAGTAGAATAAACAGATGTTTAAAACAAGAAAGAAAGTCATTTGCGGGGTATGTGTGGAAAACTGAGGAGTTTGAAACAATACCCAAATATGTAAAATCAAAACCTTATAATCAGCGCGCTGTTTATAGGTACGATTTAAATGGGAACTTTTTAGAAAAATACGATAAAGTAACAGATTTTAAAGAAGGTTCTCACACGGGGATTTGTGGGTCAATAGACACAGATTATACTTATTATAATAGTTATTGGAGAAGTTGTTTTACTGAAAAAATTGAAGCAAATAGCCTTGAAAAAGCTTTAAAAGAAAACAAAAAAGTATTAGATAAATGTAGCGGTAAAGTTTACGACAGCATAAGTAAGGCATCAAAGGCATTAAATACGGGTCGTGAAACGCTAAGGAGAAAACTAATAGGGATAAGGCGTAACAATACAAATTTAGTTTTACTATGAGTATTAGAAAGACGACAAAAGGGAAAGGTAGGAATTATTTGTCTACAAAAGAGGGCGCAGGAATGTCAAGTCTTGGGAGAAAACGCTACAACCGAGAAACAGGCTCTAACCTAAAGCCCCCTGCACCGAACCCAAAGACTAAAGCCGACGCAGGTCGTAAAAAGAGTTTTTGTGCTAGGATGAAAGGTGTGGTTAAAAACAGTAAAAACTCGGACAGGGCAAGAGCCTCATTACGTAGATGGAATTGCAGTTAAAAAAGTAGTTTGTTTGTTCTTCATAGTTTGGTTTTTAGTTTAAAATTCGGTTTAGCAGGTGGTTTCATGGTTTTCCACCTGCTTTTCTGTGTTTGTATATTTTTACTATATTAGCAAAATAAAATAAATATACTATGGAAGAAATATGGAAGCCTGTAGTGGGATACGAAGGGCTTTATGAAGTAAGCAATACGGGCAAAATAAAAGCTATCGAGAGAGCATTGTTTTATCGAGGCTGTTATAGAGTTCATAAAGAACGGGTATTAAACCAAGAAACGTACGCCCAAGGCTATCTAAGGGTTACATTATCAAAAAACAACTTGCCCAAAAGACGTTCAGTCCACAGGGCGGTAGCTCAGGCTTTTTTGCCCAATCCTGAAAATAAGGAAACCATTAACCACAAAAACGGGATTAAGACGGATAATTCTGTTGAAAATTTAGAGTGGGCTACATGGACTGAAAACAACAGGCATGCTATTGCTACTGGCTTAAATAAAAATAAAGGCGAGAATGGGTCAGGCGCTAAACTTAAAACAGAAAATGTATTATTTATTAGAGAAAGCAAAGGCTCTTTAACGCGATATGTTTTGGCTGAAATGTTTGCCATATCGGTTTCTACGATAGAGAATATATGGTATAGAAAAACTTGGAAACACATTTAGAATGGCATATACACTCGCAAATGCTATAAAGCGTATAGAAGTTCTTGAAAAAGAAAATTTAACATTAAAAGATGAGTTGTCTGATTTTAAGCGAAGCCCGTACTTTCTTTCGTATGTAACAATTCTAAAAAAAATAAATAGCTATTGTAAGCAACTGATAGCTGTCGACCTCGATATATTTAATGGCGAAAACAAGGATGCTTTTGGAATGCAATGGAAATTCACACAAGAGTTGCCGCAGCTCCTTCAAGACATTGACGCTTTGAGAGAAAAAATGCTACCTGTGGAGCAGCGTGAAGCGCAGAAGATAAGGGAGGATAGTATGGTAGAAAGTTTTGCGGAGAAATGGAAAAGGGATTAGAAATACAGCTGCCTATAAAAGAATTAGAGGTAATATCTCATCACGGATATCGTTATGTTAAACGAAAAATGATGGGGGAAATAGAAATTGTATTGCCCGACCCGCCCAATGATATAACGGAGATACTAAATCATGACAAAGAGAAAAAAGACCAGCGTTTTGAATATCATAAATTCTTAGACCATCAATATTTTAAAAGCTTGCCTTCGGATGAGAGATTGGCTTATTACGATATGATATGGAATTGGAGAAGAAATGGTTTATTTTTTCTAAACAATGGGAATATCGAATACTTAACAGGACTTCATTGGTTTCAACTTAATTGCTTTAAAGATAAGGGCAAAACCATGATATGGGTTGATAGTGACAGGGATTTTTGGCATTGGTGGGAATGGATAGAAAAAAGTAAAACAATTTTAGGGGGCATCTATTCCACGAACAGAAGGGAAGGCAAGACCGCTAAGGCTTTAACTATACTTTTAGAATACGGCTCAAGCGAATTTGAAAAAATTTGTGGGATGCAAAGCAAGTCATTAGAAGATAGTAAAGAGTATTTTGAAAGGCTTGTTGGAGCTTGGCAAAAACTGCCCATTTACTTTAAGCCAATTCATACGGGGGTCAAAAATCCAAGTACGGAATTGGTATTTGCCGAGCCAAGCACCCGAAAAGTCAATAGTAATGATTTTGAATACTATAAAGTTCTTGGTACAAAGATAGGCTTTAAAAGTTCTAAGGAAAAAGCATACGACGGTATGCCTGTACATAGAATGTTCCAAGACGAAATCGGCAAAACAACCGAAGCTAATGTTTGGAAAAGGTGGGCTGTTGTAAGGCCTTGTTTAATGGACGGGCTAACTAAAATAATAGGGAAAGCAATATGTGTCACAACCGCAGAAGATGAGGAGGGAGAAAGCAGGACAAAATCTAAGAGTGGTCTTGGGCAGTCGCTTATAAATTTTAAAAGGCTTTGGGATAGTTCGGACATATCTAAATTGGATGAAAATGGAATGACTCAAACAGGCATGGTAAGGTATTTTAAGTCGTCTATTTATGGAATGAGAGATTTTTTAGATGAGTATGGATATTCCGACCCGATAGCAGCTAATAATTTTATAGATAATATGCTGGCTCCGCTTGAGGGGGACGATGCCTTGGCTACACGTAGAAAATACCCTCGCTCAATTGATGATGTTTTTGGAACTATGTCTGAAAGCAACGGCTTAGACATCAACAAAATCCTTGAGCAGAAATCATGGAACAAAACCCACGTAAGCAATACCGACCTATCTAATATAAAAGTACAGCGAGGGGATTTTAGGTGGGCTAATCAGTTTGGTGGTGCGGTGTTATGGATACCCAACCCCAACGGTAAATTTCAAGTAGTATGGCTGCCAAAGCAAGAGAATACAAACCAATGGTTCTATAAACACGGAGAGAGATACCCTAAGCACTATTTAGAAGGTGTTATCGGTGTTGACCCTATTGACGATACCGCAGCAGGAACAGACAGGCCGTCTGACTTTGCAATGGTAACTTATAGGATTGGCGGTATTGAAGATAGCATATTTAACGATGCCTTTGTAAATTCATACTGTTGCAGGACTACTTACCCCGAAGCGCATTTTGAAGATATGTTAATGGCTGCTATATTTTACGGATATCAGATATGTATAGAAGATAATAGGACATACTTTAAGAATTGGCTACGAGAAAGGGGCTTTATAGGGTATTTAACACCACGCCCAATGGAGACAGCCCCCGACAGTAAGATACTAAGCGAGTTAGACTTTGGTATTCCTACTACAAGCCCAAGGGTGCGGGATTTACTATTCAATTACCTAGCCGTTTATGTATATGAGCATTGCGGATATACTAAAGACGGGGCGATAGGCAACGTGTTTATAGATGATATACTGAACGATTGGGTTAAGTTTAAGCCATCAGTACGTTGGACTAAGTATGACCTAACTGTGGCATGTTTAATGGCATTAGGCGGGGCAAAAGGAAGTAGCTATTACAGGCAACCCGAAGCAGCCCCCATTATCTTACAGTTACAGCAATATGATAACAGGGGCGACAGGAGTAAGGCGCTTTAACAAGTACCCACTATAAACTCTTCACGCATAATAAGGGTGTCCCCGTATATTAGCTGTTTAAGCCTAAAGTAAATGACATTATTCCCGTCTTGTAAGTATTTGGTAGCCCTACCTACATTAATCACTTTACCCTTTAGCGTATTGCTACGTCTTTTAACAGGGATAAATATAAGTGTTTCAGGTTCGGGTTCGGGTAGTACCGTTACATAGTACCCATAAGGAAGTAGTGTATCGTCAACCTTTTTACCAAGCAGCATTTCTTTCTCAACAGTAAAGTAATATTCTCCGTTAAAGTATATCTGCGCCCTAGCTACTTCCTGTATGTATGCTAAGTCCCCTTCTGCAATACCCCACTCTTTAGCAGCCTGCGAAGCCCACTTAACAACACCCTCTTGCGGTACGTGTTCGGTAGCGAAAGGAAGTATAATCAAACCGACTTGCTTAACGGTATTCTCTACCTTATTAAGAAAGACCCTATCGCCAAGGGGTATTAGATTATCGCCTTCAACCTTAGCTATAATAAAATCGCAGCTAAGTTTATAGTTGCCATCATCCATTTTATGATTGGGATTAAAAGCCTCTTTGTGTAGTAGAACTTTATCCCCGTCTTTTAATATACCCCACGAATGATAATTAGAGGCAACACGTAACGGGGCTGCTATCAATGTTGCAACACGGTTTTGATTTTCCGAGTAGTTATAATCGTGTACCTTAGTTAATAATGGTTGCCCATTATGGCCAAGTATCTCCGTTCCGTCATCTTTACGAATAGTTGACCTATCCTCTACCTCTACTATGAATGTGTTTTCTATTGGGCGCATAGTTAGTTCTTATATTTAGCCTCAATCCTTTTAATAATCTCTTCGTCAATAAGCATATTCTTTTTAAGGGTATCAGCCTTAGTTTGCTTATTTACCAAAGTTTCATACCGCTCTGCATTTTTTAACGAAAGCAAAGTTTCTAAAGGTAAAATAGTTAAGTCCATAGTTTATTTTAGTTTATTGTGTTTCCTCTAAGAAATACTGAACAAGTACAGGCACGTTAAATACCTCCTGCCAAATAAAAGGTGATTTGTTAGCTCCTACCTCCTCAGCCCATATATAAAATCGTATGCGGTTGCCCTGCTCTTTTATAATATTGGTAATCTTGATAGTACCCCCATTATGCAGAGAGCCTACAACATAAGCCAAACAGTCTTTAGGGTCTATACCTATACTTATTTTTCTTATTTGACGCATTACGATTTAGGGTATAGTAGTTTTTGAATAAGGTCGTCTAACTCCATTCCAAAGACATCGGCTATTTTTATCATAGACGATATTTGCAGGTTACGTGGTTCGTCTTGATTACCACAAGCCAACTTATAGTAGAACGTATTAGCTACCCCCGCTCTTGCTTGAAAGGCATCTATGGTTATCTCTTGGTCGTTGCAGTATTTGGTTATTAATGTTCGTAGTTCCTGATTGATTTTCATCACTACACGTTCTTCTTTCATTTGTACCTTGTTCATGGGGAACAAATATATAAACCTGTATTGAGAAAACAAAATAATATTGAAAATTTGCATAAATTATACTAATATATACTATGTTAACACCTGAGCAACAAGCAGAAATGGCTAAACAGTTTGCGGAAGGCACTATTGAAGAGGTAACTCCTAACGATATTGCTGAAATGCAACAACAAGCTAATCTGCAACAACAATTTGGAGACCCCAACCCTCAAGGAGAGGAGGGGCAGCAACAGCCTGATAATACGCAGGCAGACACCCTGCCACCCGTAATAGGTGATGAGGGTGAAGCCGCAGACCAAGCGCCTGTTGTAGAAACAAAAGTAGATGAGCAGCCTAAACCTGCCGAGGTTAACTACGAAGTTATTTTAAAAGAGTTAACAAAAGGTAAGGTTGCAAGCGTAGAGGAGTTGATGGCTAAGTTAGAGAAAGCCGATGCTCCACAAGAAGATATTGACGCAGTAGCTAAGTCGTTAAATGAGGCACGCAAACGAGGGCTTGATACAAAACAATGGGCAGCCCAACAGTTGATTGATACAAATTCTTATACGGACGCTGAGGTAGTGGAGGCATATTTAGCCGCAACAGACCCTAGCCTAAGTAAAGAGGATATAAAAGAATTATTGGACGCAGAGTATTATGTGTCTGAAAAAATTGAAGAAGGCGACGAAGTACCAAGGGAAATAAGGGCAGCACGTATAAAATTAAAACGTGAGGCTGCTAAAGCCCGTGAATACTTTGAAAGCAACAAAATAAACCTTGATAGCTTTGAGGCGGATATTCCTAAAGTAAGGGAACTGCAAGCCGAATTAGAAAAGGTTTACAATGAAAGAAATATTAACCAACAGGCACAACAACAACTTGCCGAAGCGATAGACAGTTCTTTGCGTGATTTCAAAAACTACTCTATTGATTATAACTATAAAGACATCAATTCCAAGGAGGCAAAAGGTACTTTAGGTTTGACATTAACAGAGGAGCAGGTTAAAAATGGGGCTGAAATGTTAAAAGAGCCTGTTAAACTTTTAAAAGCACTTAGCAAGGGCGGTGATTTTAAGGAGGTACTGGCAAAATTAACAATTCTAACCGATGACAAATTATTTTCGGATATGTTATCTGACCAACACGCAAGGAGTGTGGAGGCTTATATCAAAAACAATCTGAAAAATTCATCAGGTTCGTCAATCCCAACCATTAACCCGAATTTTGCTAAAAATCAAAGCGAAGAGCGTCAGCGCATAATGGAAGTGTTGAAAGATATGCCAGAGGTTAGGTAAACAACATAAAAATAAAAAATGGCAAATTATAACCCAGCGGCGTGGTCGCTTACCCCCACGATTGAAAACTTCCTAGCTCAAAACAGCTTTATCAAGCCTGAGATTGAGCCACAAGTAGTTAAGCGTGTTAAACGCTTGTATTTTTCGGATATTCTTATGGCTCTTGGTGCTTACACCGAAGTTAATACAGGCAATATCCTTTACCAACATGACGAATTACCGTTCACCTACCCTAAAATCAAAGCCTACAATGGCGGTGCAGGTAGCGCAGGTGGCGCAGTAACTTACCAATTGGCTTCGTCTAGCCCATCACAACAACTATCTATTACCCAACAAGCCCCATACCAAGCTACCTCTCCTGCTTCTTACGTAGGTGGTGTGCCTGTTCGTGAAGGCGACGTTTTGGGTATTAAGCCCTCAACAGGCTATACAGGTGCAAGCAACATGATACAAGCCCGTGTAATATCGGTTAACGTATCAGCAGGCACTTTTGTTGCTCAACCTGTTGACCCTGCTATCTCTTTGCCGTCTATTTCATCAGGCGCACCACAAGAGATTATCATTCAATACCCCGGTTCAACTGAGGCAGGTGGTACTAAGCGTTCTCTTACTCCTACCTTACTACCTTACTCTAATAACCTAACCTACGCTCAAGATACCCAAAGCATCACTAACATTGCTGCTAACAGCATCTTGTGGTACAAAGTAGGTTCGGATATGCGTTGGGACACTTTGCAACAACAAATCCGTTATGAGGACTTTAAAAAAGCGGTAAACAACGGCTACCTATTTAGCCAAAAAGTTACCAATACCTCGTTGGCTTCTGTTTACCAAAGCGACCCAATCTTACAGGGTGATGGTATCATTACTGAGGTATTAGCTAACGGTGTTTCTCAAAACTACACCACACTAACAGGCTTTGGTATTCCTGAGTTTAAACAACTTGGTGCTAAATTTGAAGGTGAGCAAACAGTAACTAAAGAATTTGCTATTGCTGCGGGTTACAACCTAAGCACATCTATTGATGACAACATGGCTAACTTCTTTAAAAACGGTGCTATTACCTACGGTATGTTCAGCAACGACGCTAAGAAAAAACTTTCTTTAGAGTTTGACACTATCGTTTACGGTACTTACACCTACACCAAGTTACAGTCGGACTTATTCTCTGACCCACAGACTTACAATGCTAACGGCTTCAACTTCCAAGACGAGGGCTTAGTATTGCCTGCTGGCAAGACCCTTGACACTTTAGGCGGTGGCATGGTTCCGATGATACGTATTCGTAAAATGGGCGGCATGGACTTGATTGATATTGCCCCACGTGATAACAAATACATCAACGGTCAATACACCCTAACTGTGGAATACCGTTCAGCTTCAAACATTGAGTTGTTTGGTGCTAACAACACAGCTTACATCAGCAAAGTTTAATTACTAATCTTAACGGGGCGGTGTAAAAGCCGCCCTTTTTACTTTATATACTATACTACAATAATGAAAAAAGGAAATGAAAAAGGGGGGGCTACCCAACGTAAATCAGCCAATGCGTCAAAGATATTTGACCCAACACAGTTAGACACCTCAACAGGAGAAACCAAAGAGGTAATCTTTAAAATGCTAAATCCGAACAATCAGTACATGAAAGGTTCTTTCGCTACTGTTGACCCACGATTTAGACGACCAACAGCTTTTGTTCCTGCTGTATGCAGGGTACGTTATTTCTTCTCTGACGAAGAACGTGAAGAAGCTGAAAAAAACGGGCGCTCATTGCCTGAAAGTACAGTTCTAACAGCCTATTACAACAAAGGTACTGCGGGCTATGTTGAAGATTTAGACCACGTATCAGACCCAGAAAAATTCTATGCCGAGTGCGACCAAATCCTGTTTGCCTCATCACCCGAATACGATGCAACCCTAACCCCTGTTCGTGTAGTACAGCCCGAAGAAAAAGAATTGCTATGGTACTTACGTATGTGTTCTTTCAACGAAGGTTCTTTAAACAAACATACCGAACACCGCCCTTTGTTCTACGAATACAACCCTATTGAGATTGCTACTGAAAAGCTACGTCAAGACAAACTAGCTACGAAGGCGCAATATAACTTTATGTCAGGTATAGAAAGCGAAGATAAAGAGGTTCGTGATGCGGTATGGACGCAACACTTAGCTATTGCTTATTCATTGGGTGTAAATATATTCCGCAATCCAAGTGAGGTAGAGCGTGATATATTATACCTGTTGGATAAAAACACAAAGGTATTCTTAGACGCTGCCGTAAACCCTGCCAACTACAAAATATTTGTATTGCGTATGGCTGAACGGGCAGGTATTATAGCTCTTGACCAAAACACAAATACATTCCGTTGGAAATCAAGCAGCAACCCTATTTGCTCATTTGCTATGGGGTCGGATGCTTTTGTGGAGATGGCTAAGTGGGTACAGAAACCTGAAAATGACGCTACGTATGTTAAGATAAAAGAAATGTGGGAAGAAGGCACAAACAAAGGCTTTGCTAACTACAATGCAAACGGCCTTAGCCCTCACGCATCTTCTATCCCATTAGCTAAATAGTTCCCCATAGGAAAAGCGGAAATACGTGATTTTAAGTAGTATTGCCTACGTATGGCAACAGCTAATTTCACGTCCTCTATAAATCTAAATAATGGTACAATAACCCTGACTGATGCGAGTGATTTCGTTAGTCAGGGTATTGCGCTTATAGATGTCAACGGCAACTTTAAAATAACTGCCCCTAATGGCTCTGTTATTTACGAAAACATATCATATTACTTTGAAGCGGATACAGCGCAAGGTGGCTCTACTACCACTATTCAGTTGGCTACCACAGCTACCACGTTGCCGTTAGCAGGTTATTACCTTCTAGCTACGGGAGGTGCAGGTGCGGGACAAGCGCCTAAAATCGCAACGTACAATCCGTCTAGCAAACTAGCAACCTTTACCGCTCCTGTTGGAGTAGCATTTGACAATACGACAACATACCGAATAGTCCTTTCCGATATATTTATTGCTGCTAACCTAAACAACCAACAGCCAATATCGCTAATGGTGAATGGAGTAACTCAGCAAGGTACATATACCATTGACTATTTTGTTTACAATAGCGATACAGGCGATACCTATACCTCTCAATCTACTGTTGACTATGTATATACCTTGCCTACTGTAACCATAGCGCAAACAACAAATTGCGTACAAGGTATATTTGCAAGTGTTGATACAACCAACTATCAATTATACGGAGGGATAGCACCAACAAGCCTTACTCGTACCCATACTATATATTACCCGCCCACACTAGGCATACCTGACGTAGTTGGAAGTACAGCAAACCTATACGCCCCTTCTTTATATAATAACGGCACATACACAACGGGGATTAGTACGCTTGTGTCATGGGTTGTTAACGGGGTTACAATAACAGCTACACTAACAGGCACAAAAGAAAAAACCGTAGAATGTGCTTGGGTGTGTGAACTAGCTTGTTGCATAAAGAGTATGTACAACAATTGGCAGCGTTACATAACCACAAACACTACCAAGGCTGCCGAGTACGAAGAAAGGTGGTTACAAGGCATAGGTCTGTTGGCTATGATTAATAACGATGCTACTTGTTTTAGTGGAGAAGATATTAACAACTACATTTCTGTATTTAGGGCTACAACAGATTGTAATTCAGGTTGCGGTTGCGACAATCAGACTATATCTTTAGTTCCGACAATAGCAAGCATAATAAATACTTACGACGTAACAAGCCTTTCACCCAGTTGGCTAACTGTTAATCCTGTTGTTAGTGGCGTATCTACAACCTTTGAACTACAATTAACCAATGCCGCTATAACAGCTTTGACAGCAGGCAATACAGTAACGGCAGATACAAACACAAAAGTAACAGTAACGGGTTCGGGCAATAGCGCAAGTTTTGCTGTTAAAGGGGCTACCGTAAGTGATGGCTCAGGTATAGACGCTGTGTTTTCGGGAGGAACAACAAATCCTGATTACAACATAAATCTAGCAAACCTTTTGCTTAGCGATTTTAACGATAACGCTACCACAGGAACTACCCTAGAACAGCTAAAAGCATATACTGTGCTTGGGGGGACTATGCTACAAGGCGACAGGTTAAGGGTTAAGGCTTTGTTCTCTGTTACCCCTAATACCGACAGTAAGATTGTTGCCGTAAGGGTGAACACAACAAATGTATTCTCTACCCTAAACGCTAACCAAGCAGCGATAGCTTTTGTTTATTTTGATTATGACTTGTACTGTCAATCAACCACCTCATTAAAGGTTATGGTTAACAAAGTAGCAACACTTAATAGCGCAGGCGGTGAGATATATAGCTTTAACAACCTGCCAACTACAAGCATAACCTGTAACAACTTAACCACTAATACCAATACTGTAAATGTAACGGGAGATGGTTCGGTTGCGGGCGATATAATTTCTAAGGACTTATCAATTGAATATTTAGGGCGTAAATAATGGCACAAGCAGTCTCAATACAAAACGAAGATATTAACAGCAAGGTAGCAGGCGGTACGGTTTCATTACTAACCGCTTCTACCACCAACTGTTATAATATTTACAGCAGTTCAGCAACCGCTATATCGGGGGCTGTTGGGGTTTCTCCTGACACTACTCCTGAGGGCTTTGTCTTGTTTAACATTACGTTAAGCACCACATTTACCTTAACAGGCGGTGGCTCGTTTACCCTTTTTGGGCAAGTAGTAGCCGAACAATACCTGCAATCAGGAACTAAATTTATTGTGTTGGCTGATGGTGGCACATATACCGTAGCCTGTCAACCCTCATTCCTGCAATCAGGATTTATAATAGGCTCAAATATTGCGGACGGAACGATTGCCCTTACCAAGTTGGTTAACCTAGCTTCGGGAAGGGTTATTGTAGGCTCAGGAAGTAATATACCGACGGCTGTTGCTATGAGTGGCGATATTACCATAAGCAATACAGGTGCAACGGCAATAGGCGCAAATAAAGTTGTGGACGCAATGGTAGCTACGGGGCTTGACGGGGCAAAATTAAGCAATGGTACTGTACCGTTGGCTGCTTTGACCACCTCTGTTCAAAACCAATTAAACACAATGGCAGCCCAAAGTTCAGCAACAGCATTAGCGCCTGTGGCAAATGCCGATGTTTTGACCCTTTACAGCGTACCTATTGATATTGTGGCAGCGCAGGGGGCAGGATTAGCAATACAGGCTACTGGCGGTGCGGCATGGCTAGACCCATACAATACTACACCATACGCCACCAACACCAACCTAGCTGTTAAAAACGCAGGGGCTACTACACCTCAGTTAAAGATAACATCATTTTTAGCTACTACTACAAGTACGCCAAGGCAATTCTTTCCCGTAGCGGCAGGAACAGGAGCGGCAGATACACAATTGCTGCCCAACACAGCCCTGCAACTAACGGTAGAAACAGGAAACCCAACAGCAGGTGATAGCGATTTAAGGTATATAGTGTTTTACAGGGTACTTAGCGTATAATAGATGATAAATATCAACGAAGCGTATACCTTTTTACAACTCCAAGCTAACAAAAACTATGGGGGGCAATTTACGCCTGACCGTTTTAATATAGCATGGAAGCAATCGGAGATTTCGTTCTTTTGGTCTTGCTTTGGCTTTAACGAACAATCCAAGGATAACCAATACCTTAATAATAATTTTGGTGTTGCTACTCAGGTTAACGACGAAAGCCTACGCCCATTTTACGTTGATAGTGCCTTAATGAATTTTAACAATGGTATAGCGCAATTACCTAGTACGTATGCCTATATTGATGTATTACTATCGGAATATAGCGATGGCGGTACGTTTAGAAAGAGGGAGGTACAGCAAATTGATAGTGGTACAAAAGGATGGATTTTAGATAGCTCTCTTTTAGAGCCTACCCTAGAACACCCTATGTTTGAGTTTGTGAACAACTCCATAAAGGTATATCCAAGCACATTAAACGTAGCCTATCTATCTTATTGGAGGATACCCGTATATGGTGTTTGGAGGTTTACAACCGTAAACGGGCGACCTGTTTATGACCCCGTTACCTCTACCAATAGTGAGTTTAATTTTAAAGATAGCAATACCATAGTAGCCCGCACAGCAACACTATTAGGTATAAACATAAAAGACGGAGACTTATTAAACTTTGCCCAAGGAAACATTAAACAAGGAGTGTAATGCCAAGCAAAAAGCAGATATATGAAATAGTGGCAATGCAACTGTCAGGGGGTGTTCCGCAAAGGTCGTCAAGGCTTACAGACCCACGACCTGTCTATGCGGTAATGGATACCATACGAGACAGGCTTGTTTATGACTACCTTACCCCGCAGATATATAATGAGCATTTTGTAAGTAGCTCTTACATATTTACCTACCCAACCGTCCCTGTATTGTTTAATGCAACAACAAACAGATACTACTCTGATTTACCTGTAAAGGTTTTAACCTTGCCTAGGGATATGCAAATTTATCAAATATCGCCCGCACAGGATGTATCAAGCACTTTTGTTAGGATTAGCAATCAGACAGAGTGGATGTTTAAAGACAATGCAGCGATAGAGTTGCAGGGCAACGTAGGGTATTTTGCTGACAATAAAACAGCAACTTATTTTCGTATAAACCCGCTTGTACAATCTGTGCTTATGAGGCTTGTTACGGCAGGACAAAGCATAGCAGACGATGATTTTTATATAGGCAATGACCTAATGGATAAACTTATCCAAGGGACATTTACTTTAATGCAGCCTATAATAGCTAAGAACCAAGATATGAGCAATAATAACAATGGTTAAGCTAAACGACATAATAAAAGGGCAGTTAAATGAGCGTGAGGATGAGACCTCTCACAACTACGCCCGTCTGATGAGAATAGCCATAGACGGCTTGAAAGACCTGTATATGGATGTTAGCGGAGTAGCCAAGGTTATTCCGCTAACAATAGACACTAATACGTGGACGGCAAATATACCTAACGACTTCATTTCGTTAAATAGAATGTCTGTATGTGTAGGCGAGCGTCTATATCCCCTAATGGAAGATAATAGTATCTGCCTTAACAGAGAGGTAGATGACTGTGGCGCACCACAAGATTACATTAACTTCCCTAATCAGTTTTATAGGAATAACGGTTACTATTACAACTCGCAGTTTTATCAAAACACCAATTGGCGTGTAGGTGAATTTGTGGGAAGGGCTTATGGCAACCATGCAGGACAGAGTGTTTACGGAAGATACCGCTTAGATACCGCAAACGGTTGGATACAGTTCCAAATGTTAACACGTTTTACTCACGTAGTTATGGAATACCTAGCCAACCCCGCACTTGTAAATGGAGAATATTACGTACACGAATACGATGTACAAGCATTAAACGCCTATATATATTGGGCAAGCATACGTAGCGTAAAATCAGTATCGGGCGGTGAAAAGCAGAGAGCAGAAATGGCATACGACAAACAGCGTATGAAGGCTATGTTCCGACATAATACCCCAACCTTAGACGAACTTTACCAAGCAGTATTTAGTACATTCCAATCAGCAACTAAACTATAATAGATGAATTACTCTTTCCCGTCAGAATTTGTTTCTCCCGAAGAAAAAGCCAAGCCCGAATATGGAATAGCATATTTTAAAGCTGCGTGGGAATACTATGGGGGGTGGGCAAGGTTTGATGACAGGCAGTTGTTAATACGTGAGTTGCGTAGGTGGGCTATGGGCTTACAGAGCATTGATAACATGAAGCCCTATTTTGCTATTGAAAGAGCAGACACTTCATACGCAACAGTAGATTGGTCAGCCCCCGCTATTTTAGCTACTTATAGGGACAGAATAGTACAGCGCATAGCTAACGTCCCATTTGAAATATCTACACGTGCAATAGACCCTAAGTCTGTTGATAAGCGTATGGATAAAGAGGAAGAGCTAAGGGCTAAGATGAAACTAAAGCCTGAGAACGAATACTTTAAAGAGCAGTTTGGCGTACCTATCTATGATGACGAAAAGCTACCCGAAGATGAGCAGGAATTAGGCTTGTTTATGGATTTAGAGTACAAAATGCCAATAGAAATATCTATGGCTGCCGCCCTAGAATGGCTTATGTACCTATCGGGGGACAAGGATTTAAAAATGCGCCTTATCAAAGACCACGTAGATATAGGCAGGGCTTTTGTTAAGGTAACTTACGACAGCCAAAACCGACCCATATTAAAATACGTTGACCCTGCACGTTTTATAACCTCTTATTCGGAGAAAGAAGATTACTCCGATATTGTATTTGGCATGGAGCTAAAGTACAAGACCATTATGGAGATTAAGAAAGAATGCCCTGAGCTAAGTGAAGAAGAACTAAAGAATATTGCCTTGGCTAATATGAATAGGCTTGGTAATAATGGGACATGGAATGACTTTAGGTATTTCCCACAAACCCCATTTTACTACCCATTGTATTACAATTATAAGGTAGGTGTATTGGAGGGAGATTTCCTTTCATTAGATTACAAAGGGTACGATGTTTATGAGAACTTTCACGGCAGGAAAAAACTGTTTGATGTTAACGTAAAGAACCCACGCAAAGACAATAAAAAAGAGACCGTAGAGATACAAGCTCAAAACCTATACACAGGTTCATGGATTGTAGATAGCAATATCATATACAACTATGGCATGGCTAAGGATATTTTACGATGGAGAGAAGATGGTAAACTATCGCTATCTACACGCTTGCCCTACATTGGCTATCAGCCCGATATGAGGGAGATGCAAAATAAAGGCTTGGTAGAGCGTATGCGCCCACACGCAGAGCAGATGCACCTTGCTATATTAAAGATACAGCGAGAGATGGCTGCGGCTGCCCCAAGCGGTAAAGAGATTGATATAGGTAACTTATCGGGTATATTCTTAGGCAAAGGCAAAGGGGTTAACGAAGATAATGCAGCCAACCCTATTGAATTAATGAAGATGTACCACCAAACAGGTAATCTTTTTGTCAATAAGTCAAAGAATGGGCAGGTGCAAAATACAGGGTCAACAGTCGTTCCTATTGCCCAAGAGGTGTGGAACGCTATTAATGGCTATGTTGCTGCCTTTGAGTTTCATAAGTCTATACTAGAAATGGTTATTGGCGGAGGCTCTGTTGCAAATACAGGAACACCAAGCCCCGACGCTTTGGTTGGTATTCAAAAGATGGCTGCAATAGCTGCCGATAATGCTTTGGGGAATACCACCCATGCTTACATAATGACCATTGAAAATAGCGTCAAGCTACTTGCTTTGTATTTACAGAACAGGGTAGAGCATGACGATATGGACGTTTTTGCCAAAGGTTTAGGGAATGACTTTGTTCGTGCTATTAAACTTACCAAACAGGAAGCCCTAGCCGATTATGCCATTATGATTAAGTATATGCCAACGCAAGAACAGAAAGTTGTTCTGCAAGGGTATATAGCAAACTTTGTAAAAGCTAACCCAGATAGGCTATCGGACGCTTACCTTTTAGAGACACAGATGACCAACCCTATGATGGCTTGGGCTTACCTACGTCAAATGGAAGAAAAGGCAAGGAAAGAAAAGCAAAAATCAGCCTTAGAGTTAAGTCAATCTAATGCTAATGCACAGGCGCAGGCGGGTACTGCGGTAGAGCAAGCCAAGCAGCAAACATACCAAATGCAGGCAGAGGGCAAGATGGCTGAGATTGCAGCACAGGGAGAGGTTGATGAAAACCTATTGGAGTTGGAATACAGGTTAAAATCAGGTCTTTCAGCGCAAGAGGGGCAGCAAGACAATCAGCTAGCTACCATAGTAAACGAACAGCGTACCTTTCAAAATAGCGATTTAACTAAATAGTATGCCAAATCAAGAGAAACGGTTTGTAGATAGAGGTATGGATTTAGATACCGCTTCGGAGTTATTACCTAACGGTAAGACACGGGCGCTGCTAAATATGCGGACAGGAACACCCGCAGGGAAAGCTATTAGGGCGAAGGGTAATAAACTTATAGCCAATGTACTGCCTGCGGGAACAAATAAAACTATCGGCTCTTACCTTGATGAAACAGAAAACCAACTATACTATTTTAACTATAATAGTACAGGGCAGCATGGTATATATAGGTGGTTATTAGGTAGCGCTACCATTACTACTGTTTTAGTTGACCCATTACTAAACTTTAACCCTGACTTTTTAATAACAGGGGTTGACATGGCGTATATAGAACCCAATAATCCTATACTTGGGTGGACGGACGGTGGCGCAACAAACACAATAAGCCCAACCATTATAAGAAACCCGCCACGTAGCTTTTTAGTAAACAAAGCAATTGCCTATTCACAGGGAGATTTTGTTAATGGCTACCCCGCTATTACAGTACAGGTTTTAGACCAAATTAAATATCCTCCTTTGTTTTCGCCCTCGGTTGCAATGGTTAACGACAGCCAATACAACAAAAATAATTTAAGGGGGCGGTTATTTCAATTTAAGTACCGCTATGTTTACGATGATTTTTCAAAATCAGCATGGTCGCCTATTAGTGAACTAGCTGTTCCTGTTGGGGATGAATTTATAGGCAATGCTTTTGTGCCTACGGGTTATTTAAATAACAGAATTGATGTAACATTACTGCAAGGCTCAATTACCTGCGTGTCTATTGAGATAGCAGTTAGGGTGGAGAATAGCACAAATAGCGATTTCAGCCTTTGGGATACGGTATCTAATTTTTTAACACCAACGGCTACCTTTCCATTCTACAATGATAAAAACCTTTTACAGTTAGACTTAAGCGAAAGTGTTAAATTATTTGACGACGTACCAAGAGTAGCACAAGCGCAAACAATAACCCCAACCAATAGAAGGCTGTGGGGTAATGTTGTTAATCAATTTAACCTTGTTGAACCCGAAGTTACATTTACACCAGTCTATACGGATTTGCCTGTACCAACAACAGCACCAACACCGACTTGGACAAACGTAACTACCCCTCCGATAATTACAAGTGTTCTTACATTTTTAGGAGGATTTCCAATATTGCCCCCTTCATTTTCATATCCACAAGGTACTGTTTTGGACTTTGGGGCTTTCTATGGGCAGTATGTAGTACCTGATAGCACATTGGGTAGTTGGTCTGCTTTTTTAACAGGTGTTGGCGATTTCTTGGTTTCAAAAGGGGCAACATCTTACATAATAGGTTCAAGCATTGTGCCGCCTTTGACAGTAAGCCAAATACAAATAATAGCACCTGTTGCAAATGGGGCAATAACCGTAAAAGCTGCGGGGTCAATTGTGAAGTATAGTTCGTTTAAAAGCGGGGCTGTACATCCTTTTGGGATGGTTTATTATGATAGGGCTAACCGTTCTACCTCTGTAATTAGAAACCCAAATTTTGATGTGTATGCTAAGTTTATTACAGAGCTGCCATACACACCTCCGCAATGGCCTTTTAGGCAGATAAGCATTGATTGGGCAATTAACCATACACCCCCAATAGACGCTACACATTATCAATTTGTGTATGCGGGAGATAGTTTAACTAGTGGCTTTATACAATTTACCGTAAAAGCAGCTACCAACACAAGCACGCAAACAGAGATACAATTAAACCCCCTAGACGATTATAATACAGCATACCTGAACTCAATATTGTCTTATTCATACACAGCAGGCGATAGGATGAGGGTTATGTTTGTAAATGGTATTGGTGTTCCTGATACATACATTGACGTAGCTGTTACTGCCTACGATGAAAGCACATTCAAATTAACTACTGACCTTATACCTTTAACTACGGTTACCTTTACTGCGGGGTCGCTAATTGAAATATACACCCCAAAAAATTTATTTGTAGCAGAAGAAGCTCCTTATTTTGAGTTTAGTGAGCAGTTTGAGATAGGCGACGCAGGTTTGCCTACAAGGTATCACAAGGGAGAAACACAAGACCAGACATCAACCCAACCCGCCACAGGGACATTCAATCATGGTGATGTGTGGATGAGAAACAGGCGAATGACAGGAACAAACGCCACCGATTATTTTACGTTTACAGTTGAAGATTTTAACCTTTCCGATTTTTATATCTCTAATGTTTGGGGTAAAGGCAGACCAAATATTTACGATAAAGATTTTAAAGAAACCAATCGCCCAACCACTATTTATTATTCACAATTCTTTATTCCCGAAACCAATGTAAACGGATTGGGTTCTGTATTTCCTTTAAATTACGGTAGCGACGATATAAAAATATCATTAAACTGGAGAAGTATACAAAGGCTATACGCAGAGGGCGATAATGTTTTTTGTTTTCAAGAACTTAAAACATGCGTCGTACCAATAAACAATCAAACCACTATTGATGTTAATAGCGGACAAATTGCGGGCGCTACCGACAGGGTATTAAACCAAGTCCGTTATTTTGGGGGCTATGGAATAAATAAAAACCCCGAAAGCCTTATCTACCACGCAGGCAGGTTTTACCATGCAGACGTTTTGCATGGTGTTTGGTTGCGACTAAGCAACGATGGCTACACACCAATATCTCAATTGCGTGGTCAGTCGGGAGAGATAGCAGCTATCAATAATCTAACCCAATCTAAGTTTAGCGAGATTAGTAACTTTAGGCGTAAGGTAAATATACTTGCGGCTTATGATGTACGTTACGATAGCGCTATATTTTCTATTGAGGACACACAGTATAAGCAAGATTTATTGGAGGGGTTTACGGTATCTTTCTTTGAGGGTAATAACTTTTGGGAGAGCTTTTGGTCGTATCGCCCCGAATGGCTTGCCCGCAATGCACAAGAGTTGATTTCTTTTAAAGACGGTCAGTTATACATACACGACAAAAACCCGCTATACTCTAATTTTTACGGCACACAATACAATGCAGAGCTAAATATTGTTAGTAATGAATACCCTAGCGTAAGTAAGGTATGGATGTCTAATTCATTAGAAAGCAACAAAGCTGTTGACGTTCCTATAATAACAACATCGGAAGGCAATGTATCTAATCTACTTATACAAGACTTTGAAGATACCGAAGGTAAATGGTACGCAGGTTTTTGGTTTGACCAAAATACACCAAACGTAACCAACCCTTTGATTAATGGAGATAGCTTACGTGGGTATTACATGGAGATTTTATTGCAAGACAAATCATCGGACTATTTTGATATATTTGCTGTAAACTTTGTTTATAACGCCTCACCCCCAAACAGATGATACTATTAGCAGCACTTGGTTTAACTTTTATAGTTACCGACAGTATGATATTTATGCCCTTTAGGAATTGGTTTTCATCAAAGGCAAAAAAAGACAAACGGCTAAAGTGGTTTGATAATGTAATAAACTGCCCTCAATGTTTTGGCTTTTGGGCGGGATTGGTATTGGCTTTTCTTTTCAATGGAGATGTAATACAATTAGCCCTAACTACGTCGTTTTTATCTTTTGTGGTAAATAAATGCTTGTTCGCATTAAAATAATTCCCCATAGGAAAATATAACCTACGCTTTTTTAGTTAAAATTGCCAAAAAGTCTATGTTACCATTAATGGGTTTAGGGCTTGGTCTTAACTTCGCCAATTCTTTGTTCGGTACTTTTCAGCTTTTGAGAGGTCTTTCACAGGCGAATAAAAACCAACGACCACAATACAATATTCCAAAAGAGATACAGCAGAACCTTAATCAGGCTAATCTGTTTGCCCAACAGGGTTTACCGCAAGACGTATATAACCGTAGCGCTGGTGCTATTGATAGAAACGCTGCCTTTGGTTTGCGTGAAAGCGCTAATCGTCGTGGCGGATTGCAAAACATAGGCGCTCTAAATCAAACCGCTAATGATGCTTACGCTAACCTAGGGGCGGCAGATGCACAAGCCCGCATGAATAACTTAGCACAGCTATATAATTCAAGGAATACTATGGCTGAGTATAGGGACAAGGCTTTTAATATTAATGAAATGCAGCCTTACCAACAAAAAGCCCAAGCCGCACAGGCTATGCAGGGTGCGGGCTTACAAAATATTATGAGCGGGCTTCAAGGTGCAGGGAACTCCCTGTCGGCACAACAATATTACAATGCCCTAAATCCTACGGGAGGCGGTGGCGGTATGTCGGGAATACAACAAGCACAAATGTTGGCGCAAAACGGGTTTCAAGGTGGAGGTGGCTCTATTTCTGACAATATGTATAACAACAGTTTGTTTAGTCAACAACCAAGCCCATACCAACAACAACCAAGCCCGTTCTCTATGTTGCTAAATAATTTTGACAATGGTTATTTTAATGGTATGGGTAATCCCAACTTTGTTCAACAACCACAATTTAACTTTAAGTATTAATGAATAACGAAGGCTTAAATGAGAGTAGTGGAATAGGTACGGGTCTTGCTCAGGTATTTCAGCCCTATACGCCCCAATACGACCAAGGCGAGATTGGTATGGTGGAGTATAAGCAGCGCGAGGCAAAACAAAAAGCTGCTGCTGAGAAGCAAGATAAGATAAATAAACTTACCGAAAATATAAAGACCCCACTGATGCTACCAAAGTACCAAGCAGGGTTTAAAGCGCTTTTGGACGATATTGTTAAGTATAAAAAATTAGGCGATGAAGATGGTTTGAGAAAAGCTATTGCAGACGCAGACGCTTACGGTACAGCAGCAAAGGGAATATACGAATTAGCTAAATCAACAAATAGTACAATACTAAACCAAGGACACGATAAATTTGAGGGTTTGGATAAACTTAGTATTTTGCATGACAACAAAAGAAAGGTTAACTCAGGCAATGTTTTTGATGAGATAAATAATGATTACAACGCTATTGTTGGGATAACTAAGAAACCCGAACCCTTTGATTACATAAAAAATATCAACGCTGCCCAAAACGCAGTTAATCCTGTACAAGAAGGAAGGCGTACCTTTATAACACCCGAAGCTGCTAATGATGCAGCGCAGCACTTTGTTCAGAATGACCCTGAGTTTAATAGGTTTTATCAAGACCAATTTAAACAGCTTTCACCCGACCTACAAAAAAAATTCGGGGACTATGTGGCTTTTGGAACTGCCGACCTTGCGCCTCAGTTGGTTATGAATAAAACCGCCCCTGAGCCAAAAGGAATGGTTAATAATAATTATAACTACAACAATACAGGTGGTGAGGATAAAACACCATACCCGTCAAGTGTATATACCTCTAAAACAAAGTACGGAACTGATAAACATGGATTTACAGAGGAAAGTGTATCTACCTCATTTAACCCAAGCGAGATTATAATATCAATTCCAGAAGGGACGCATAACACTTCCGACCTACACCCAATACCCGCAGGCGGGACATTAAATATGAAAGGTGGCGAGTTTACCATTGGTAACTTAACCACAAAGCCCATTACAAATCCGTTTACAGGTGAAAAGATACCCGCAGGAACACCAGTTCCACAGGGGGCAACCGAAGCTGATGTTATAGAGATGTTCTCGGACGAAACAATATCGGACGATGTGAGAAAACACATGAGCAACAAACCCGTACCTACGGATAGCAGGATACTTATTGCGGGTCTTACTAATGACGGAACTTCAATAAGGATACCTTATGAAAGAGGTTCGGGGGCTGTCTTTGGCTCGTTGGGTAAAGACCAACGTGCTATATTTAAGTCGCAGTTTGACGATATATACAAAGCCTATAAGAAAAAAGGCGGAACTTACGACTATACCCCCTATTTGGCGAAAGACGAAGATACAGAAGCGCCACAAAACGCAGGCGGCAAAAAGGGCAATGTTATTGATGTAGATATAGATTGGAGTAAATACGGAAAATAATGGCAGAGGAAACAGAACAGCCGCCCAAAGGCAATTTATATAAACTATGGAGTAGCGTAAGGGGTAAAGTAAACGTACCCGACGACTTTTCTGTTTTTGAAAGGGCTATGAGCGACGGGAACAACCTAAAAACCTTTTATGAAGGGATTAAGGGCAAAGTTAACGTACCGCCTGATTATAATGTATTTGAAGCAGCGATGCGAGACGGCACTAAACCTGCCGAAAAAAAAAACGAAAGTACGGTATCTCAATCTCCTTTGGGAGGTATGCCTTCTTTATCGGCTTCCAATCCGTTTGAGCAAAAGCAAAATGAGGTACTTGGCTTAATTTCTGAACCTGTAACCAAAACAGGTCTGTCGGCTACTCCTTCGGTATCGCTTACGGGTGCGACTAATGCAGAGGGGACTGAAAATGTGCCTTATAGCGGGGCAGCCCCCGATATTACCAACGTAGCGGGGCAGAAGCCTAAAACCACACAGCAGGCGGCTATGGACTACACCTTGACAGGAAATGTGCCGACAGGGTATGAGGACGCTGTAAAGTTTACTCCTAAAGAAGAAACACTTTTAAAAGAACTTGATTTATCGTCCGACCTGTTTGGTAATGACGCTAACTCTAAAGCCTTTAAACAACTAGCCCGCACACAGGGTTTTGAGATTAAAGACGACACACAGTTACTAGACCCCGACTTTCGCACACAGATTTTAGAAAGTGCAATTACCGCTAAGAACGTAGATACCTTTGACAAAATAGCAAAAGAAAAGGGGATTGATGTAAGGGCGGCAACCGATATTGTGAGGGATAATGTTGCCCAATATGCCCTTAACGAAACCGAACAAAAGATATACGACCTACAAAAGTCTTTTGGTGAGCAAGCAAAAAACGCCACCCCCGAAGAGTTTGCTAAATTGCAAACTAAATTTGAGGCTGAAAAGAACAAACTAATTGACAGTTACGATACTGAGATAAAAAAAGTTGACGAGCAAATATTTAAAGGCATAAGCTACGATACAGGCAGAATACTAAGTCCTAAAGAACTAAGCGATTTAAAGACAAAACGTGCCGACTTAAAGGCACAATACCTTTTCTTTAAGAAAAGCCCTGAAACAGCCGCTAAAGAGGTATTGGGCAAAGTGTCAACACCTACATACCTACAAAAGAAACTAGAGGGCAAAAGCCCGCTAGAGAAAGCACAGACCGTACTTAACTCTAAACTAGCAGAACTATATGTTTTGTCCGATAAGGTCGGAGTGGGTTTGGACGATATAATGGCTACAATAAACAACCCATTATCATTAAAAAGCCTACAAACAGGGTTTAATGCAGTAAAGACAAGTTTAGGCATAGGTGATATATTTGGTTATGTAACAGGCGAGGATAGGGTAAGGCTAGGTAAATTGATTGGAGAGATTAAAACACTTGCACCCATTGCCCTAATCAACAAAAGCCCTTTTACTAAGTCAGGTGAAGATACAACGGCCAATATTTTACCCGAAGCAGGAACGAATATGTTAGTGCCTGCCGTTGCAGGGTCTTTCCCGTCAGGTCAAACACAGGCGGGGCAGATACGTTCATTTTTAGGATTGACTAACCTGAATGATGAGGTTAATCCCGATGTGCAAAAAACCATTGAAAGCAAACTAGAGCCTTATGGGTTAAGCAACAAAACTATTGGACTGTTGGGTGGCGTTGCACAAATTGTAATACCCGCTATGGCGGGGGGTGTAGGTGTTGAAGCGGGATTAGCTACACTATCTAAAATGCCCTATGTTGGGACGGTAATAAATATGTTCCGTTCTACCAAATTAGGCGAAGCGGCTGTAACAGGTTTAAAGTATGAGGCAGGTAGCAAAGTGTTTCAAGGCACAGCAGAAGAACTAGATTTTGGTAGTGGTGCGGTTGGCGATTTGGCTACCTCATTATTGCCTGAGTTAAAATTCATTTCGCCTGTATTACAAGGCTTATTTGGTAAAGCGGCTAGTAAGGTCGTTCCTATACTTAATAACGCTATTAAAGCAGGTACAGGTGAACTTGCTGAGGAAACAGCCCAAACATTATTTCAAGTATGGAGAGACACTCCACAGGGACAATCGTTCCGTGAAAATTTAGAAAAGCAATTTGGCTCTATATCGGACGTGCTATTCTTTGCTTTATCAACTTTCGTGATGGGTGCAGCAATGAAAGGAGCTGCCGATTTCAGCACAGAAAAAATAAAAGAAAAATTAAGTCCCGAAGACCAAGCCCGATATGATGCCTTTGTTCAAACATCAAAAGAAGATGCTTCCGACTTAGTAAAAACAGTATTAGGCGAGGTTATAAAAGAGGCAAGTGGAGATGATTTAACTAAAGCAGCCGAAAGCACCAAAACAGCTATTGACGAGTTAACAGAAATAGCTAATGGTGAAAATTATGAATATAAGGTAGAGGTTGATGGCGTAGAGTATAGCGGCAACACACAAGAAGAATTACAAACAGATATTGACTTTTTAAAACACACCAATCAAGCAGTAACCGATGAACTCTACAAAAGAGAAACCGAAACGACCCCGACTGAACAAGCCGCAGAGACAAATGAGCAGCAGCCAAAGCCCGAAGCAGGTGTTGGTGCTGAGGGAGAACCAACCCAAAACATAGAAATCAAACAAAAAGAAACCGAAGCAAAAATTAAACAAAAAGATTTGTTTAGAGATGGGGGTCTTTTTGCAAATGAATTGGGCGGTAGCGGAGAAAACTCAGTACCAACAAGACATTTGGAAAAAAATGGTATTGAGTTTGTAGAATTTTCAAATCCCACAACAGGGGTTGTTGATGTTATAATGACAGGAACGTCCGATAATGATTTTGTTGGATATTATCGTCTTTATGAAAACGGGAAACCAACTAACAAATGGAGTTCTAAGTTTGAAAATCAGTCAAGGAATAAAGACAATTTTAAAACAATGATTAGCGGCGTACAAGATATGCTGCCACAGGGACATGAATATACAGAAAAAACATCTATATCAACAGACGGGCTTAGAGTTTGGGGTCAGCAACTTAATCGCGGGTATGAGTTGCAGCGTGATGCAAACGGCAAAATAAAAACAAATAGGGTAGCAATAAATGGCGATGCTATTGTAAATGAATTAGGCATACCTGTAAACAGAGGTAATTTTGATAATGTATCTGTTACAAATAATGCCGATATGAAAAAGGTAAAGGCTGCCTTGTTGCCTTATTTACAAAAGTTTGGTTTAGGCGAAAATAATATACACTTTGAAAATGGCACAGTTGAAATAGACTTACCTGTATTAAAGAAAACAGCAACTACACAAGCAAATCGGGATACAACAACCAAACCGAAGCCACTAATTAAGGAAACACCGCAAAACTTTAACCAAGGCGAACCGTTAGTTAACGAAACGGAAGAAAAAACCGCCCAAGTTACTGAACCTGTTACAGAAAAGCAAGTACCAAGTGAACAAAAAACAACAGAAGGCACTACACCAATTGAAGCTAACATTGGAGAGAAGCAAAATGCGCCAAAGAGCGAAGGAGAGCCAACAAAAAAAATAACTACACGGGATATTCCTTCCGATGTAAAAGAAGGCGATGTTGACGAGGAGGAACTATTTAGCCTGTTTGAAGATACAGAACGTGAGGATAGAATACATGAGGCAGCATACCAAGAGGGGCTTAAATTAGAACAACAAGCCGCAGAGGACGTATCTAATGAAACAGGAACAAAGGGTGTGTTATCAGCTAAAGAGGCTGCTATACATGACGTTTTTGGCAAAGCTGATACGGATAGCTTTAAGCGGTTTGGCGATAGTAACAACCTAAAAGGCGGCAAGAGAGATTTTACTTTTGGTGTTAAACGGTTACAATTCTTAATGAAAAAGGGTGGTATGCCTATTGATGAAATAGCGCAATTAGCTGACGAGAAATTGGGGGGCAACGGAACTATAACTACCGACGACGTAGTTGACTATATGATGGACAGGGCTGCTAATACTAACAAGTATAAAAGCAAAGCCTTTGATAGAATAGCGAGTAAGATACGTGAAGGTAAGCAAGACCTTGATACGCCTTTCTCGGCTTTAATACCCCCTCAAATATGGAACGCTGCTTTGGAAGGCATAGCCCGAACCGTAGAGAAAACAGGCGATTTGGTATATGCAACCAAACTCGGTATAGCTTACATTAAACAAACCGATTGGTATAAGAAACTAAGTGAAGGCGAACAGAAACAGGCTATTGAAGATTTACGTAATCATATTATTGAGAGCAATAATGTTGAAGAAGCCCCTATATCCGATACCCAAATAGACGAACTGCTTAAAGGCGGCTCTAAACGTAACGCAGTATTAAAAGATATTAACCCCGAATTAGAGCCTATTGCCCGTAAGATAACCAACAGCATTGACCTTAATCATATTAAAAATGTATTAGCTAATGTTGACGGTAAGTACGATAAGCAATTAGCCCTTCTAGAAAAGAAATTAGGATTTAAGAAAATATGTTAACTTTACAACATGGCAGAACAATTAGATAAAAAGATAGTTAAGGCGATAGAAGAAGTATTGGCTTTGGAACTATACGCCTCATACCATTACAAATCAGCTTTTCAATGGGCATCGGTTAAGCAATATGTTAACTCGGCTGCTTTCTTTCTACAAGAGAGTAAAGACGAGCAGAAGCACGCCAATATACTTATTCAGTACGCTACGGATTATGGTGTTACGCCTGCCCTAAGCGATATTAACAGCCCCGACCAAGACTTTGTTTCAATGGACGATGTTTTAATGCGTTCTCTTGAATTGGAAGATAGTTTAGGTGAGAAGTACGAAGAGGTGTATAAAATGGCTTTAGAGGTGTGTCCTATGGCTGCTATTGACCTATTCCAACAGTTCTTAGCTATACAGAGCCAAGCGGTACGTGAATACCGTAACTTGATAGACCATTTGAAGGGGTACGGAGAGGGTATGTTGGCTGTTAAGTTGTTTGATGAGCAGGTTATGGGGAAGTAAAAAAGCAAATAGCCCATAGGTAAGTACGGGCTATTTCCGAGAGCTTCCTAATAAGGTCGTCTAGCGTCCCGTCCAGAAGCAATGCAAATATACGATTATCTATAAGTTTTGCAACGGTTAATCTTTACTATTAATTAGCGCCAATCCGCCCAAAAGCAATATCAACACTATACAGGCTATGCACACAAAAGCGCCTACATCGTAATTGCTGCCTAATCTATCCACATAGGTTTTATGTATTATTGGCGACATGGTTAAAAAAATAAGCAATACAAAAAGTAAAGCTACTCCTAATTTCTTTTTCATAGTTTTAATGTTTTACATTAATAAGATTATCCCTAAAGCTAATTAGTATATCTGTAAGTGTTGCTATTATATTAGACTTACCGCCAATATTCTCAAGGGTAGATATAAAGATTTCCTCTATTAGGGCTTTATCATTTACATTGAAAACCTTTTTATGAGCTGCCGTAGATACAAAAGTTTCTTTTAGCTCTATTTCTTCGTAGTCAAAATCAGCACAATCATCGGCATTGATAGATGCGCAATTGTCTAAATCTTCATTATACATTTCGCCTATTTCTTTTAGGGCTTGTTGTAGCTTTGCTTTATCTTCGCAATCTACTACTATTATTAAGTGTTTTTTCATAGTTTTAAAATTTACCTTGTTTAACCTCTTCGGGGTGTTAAATTAGAATGCTCTTTTGCGTTTTGTTAATATATTTGACATTCGCCCTTCTGCATTTCGTTTAGACGTGAACTTGGAGCGATTGTATTTATATTTACCTGTATTTATATAAGCCTGCTCCATATCTTTTACCAATGGTTCGGTTAGGTGGTCGCAATTATAGACTATATCAAAAACAAATTTATCCTTGCCGTATTCATTGTAATCCGCTTGAAGCCACTTATTAAAGTGAGTATTTCTTTCAAGCATAGTAGTATGTTGCTTCTTTCTTCTCTCAAAGTCAACAGCCGACCCGCAATACATTACCTTTGTTACGGTATTTGTTATAGAATAAACAGCCTTCATTTTGCTAAAACAAGAAACCCAAAGCAGGTTAGAGTTGTGGCTCACCCCCGCTTTGGGTTCTAAATTTCTTCATAAGACAATAACCGCCACAACAGTCATTTATACACCGCAAAGATATGACCTAAACTCAATAATCCAAATAAAAAGTGAAGAAATTTTAAAATATTTTTGGCAGTTCGGATTTTTGTGTATATTTGCCCCGTGTTGAGCAATAAAGCCACACTATAAAAAATATAAAAAATGAAAAGTACAATTAAGATTGATTTTGAAACAGCAGATGGCACTGGTAGCGTATTTAGCCCTGTCATTAAAGTAAAAATTGAAAATAGCGATGACCCAAGAGACGGTCTAATTAAGGCGTTTTTTGAACAATTGGGTTACAATAGCAATTGGCTGAAAGTTCAGTTTGACCAAGATAAGGACGACACATCAATTAAAAACATATCTATACGACCCGTACAACCTCAATATTTAGCAAACGAAATGATTGCTATGGATACAATGAGTAAAGAATATGGGGAGCGTATTGACGCTATTAAATAATTAATCTCCCGCCCATCAGTCTCCGATTAGCCCGTATAATATGCGGGCTTTTTGCTTTTAATATATTTACTATATTTGTCTTATGGCTTGTAAACTTTACCCCATAGACCAAATAGTTGACGGCAAACCGATTGAAGGCGCTGTTGGCATACCTATTGACGACACAACAGCTATACAAAGGCTGCTACTACAAAATATTGACAAACTTGAACTGTCCGATTTTGTGGGGGAGAAGCCTATCCGAACAGAGAAAACAGGCAAAAGGGAATATAAATCCGTTGTTACTAAAGCCGTATCACAAAGTAACCTTACCCCCGAAGTAAAAGAAAAGCTGCTTACCGGGGAACTGCAATATAATGTACTATCTAACGAAGAAGCCAATACAATAGCTAACGAACTGATAGACCAACTTGGGGGCGTAGAGGCTGCTTTTGATGCAGTACGATTAGCTACCGACCAAGAGATTATGCCTGTTATTAAAGTAATGGTAGCAGGTGGTGCACAGCAAGCCTTTGCACAACAAGCCATAGAAGCAGAAACAGAAGGAGAAAGGGAATTATTTGCCGATAAAGAAGGAGACGCTATAAATTGGCTTGATGATTACGCAAGGGGATTGGGTCAAGGCATACAGGCAATATCGTTCCTGTACAAACAAAGTTCATGGGGCTTAGAAAACGCCTATAAAAAGAAAATAGACAAGGCTAACAAACAAGCGGAGCAAAGGGCTGATAAGGTAGCCCCCGAACTAACAACCGCTATCAATGAGATAACAGGCGATATTAAAGGCAACTTAAACGAAGCTGCTGCTGATGTATTTGGCTCTAATCAAAAGGAGATAGATGATTTAAGAAGGGAGAATGAACAGTTAAAGCAAAAGCTAAAACCGAAGCCACAGGGAACTAAAAACAATCCGTTAAAGATATTTAAGGAACGTGCTGCTCAGGCTAAGGGGGAGATTAAGAACGCTTACGACCTGTTGATTAAGCCAAAGGGTCAACAATTGCTACCCGATGAGATGGGTGCTTTAGTAACCGTAATTCAAGATATGATTGAAGGCGGTGTAACTAAGGCTGCCGATATATTTGATACCCTAAGCGAAAAGATACAACCTAAGTTTGCTGAGGGTTTTGAGGAGGCTTATCTAAAGGCTAAGGACAACCTACCCGACCTTGAGTTAGATACCAATGAGGCGGTTGCAGAAGCGGCAGCTAATACCAATAATGAGATTGCTAAGAAGATTGTAGAAAATAACAATAAGATTGCTGCTGCTGAATATAAAAAGTACGAAGCGGAAATAACTAAAAAAGAAAAGGCGGCAAAGAAAGAGGCCGACGCTTTAATTAAAAAGTACGAAGCAGAGAAATCAGCAGAAAGAAAAAAACAGATACAGCAAGCTATTAACGACAAAGAAAAGGAGATAAAGAAATATGCTGCTGAGAACCAATCTGTAAATATAGGATTAGACCTTGCTGCACGTATTAAAAAAGATGCGGATAGCCTTAACTTTCCTAAAACTAAAAAGCAACAAGACGCTTTGGCTCGTATGCTAAAAGAACTTGAACGTAAAGCTAAAGACTTTTACGAAGCTAAAAAAGAGGTTAAAGGACGTAGTAGCATTGACCTGTTAAACTTTGCCGCTAAGAACTTAGCCGACAGCAAAAGGATATGGGACGGGGCTAAGGCTACCGTTAACGATATGATTGATGCAGATAAGAATTATAGTGAAGCTGAAAAGGAGCAGTTAAAGGACTTTTTGCAGAAATACCAAGACAGCGTTTTTGATACTTTACTTAGCAACAGCAAAGCCAATGCGGCTATAAAAGAAGCGTTAGAGAAAAAGGGATTTACCTATATCGTACAAGTAAAAGGAGTTGATGAGGTACGTGTTGATTGGAAGAAAATTATAGGTAAGGCGGGTAACACCGCAGCAGCTAAAATAGCTATATCGGATTGGGTAATGGAGAATACTGGGCTTACAGAAAGTGAAGCGAAGCCTGTTATTGAACAATTATTCCGCAGGTATGATAATATTGTAAGAGATAAGATAGAGGGTGAGGTTAAGAAGCTACTAAACAAAAAGACCATAGGCAAAAAACAACAACCTAAGATTGACCGATTAGTTATGCTATCGGAGCAAGGCTTACTTGATAACAATGCTGTTAAGCAGGTACTATCTCAGCAGTTTGGTATTATCAATATGACCCCTGCTCAGGAAACAGAGTTTAAGCAGTTAATAAAAGAATATGCCAATGCGCCCGTTGGTTTCTTAAAAGGACTTGCGGGTGAGAATTTAGAAGGTTTTGTAGATAGGGTTATACTTGGCCCTCGTTTAGATAACACATGGGATTATATTAAAGGAGAAAGCACTTTGGCTGCTATAAACCTACCAAGTGTATTTACTATGCGTTTTTATGGCATGATGACGCACATAAAGAATGCCTCGTCTATGATTGATGTATCAGCCAAGGTTCTATATAATGCGTTGACCACAGGCGACCTAAAGGGCATTAAGGTAGCATTTAAAGAAATGGAATACGGGTGGGCTTCGTTAGTTTCTGTATTGCAAAGCGGTAACATAGGAACAAGTGCAGCCCTTACCAACGAAATGGCTAACGTTGGACGTAAGTACCCCGTTAGAACAATGGAACAGCGCAGCCCTAAGCTGTTTGGTGTAGTGCCTGATTTCTTTATTGATATTAAAGGTAAGCCACGAAACATAAATATACCCAACGTATTATTAAAGGCTGAGAAATACAACCCACGATTAGCCGAGGCTGTTGATAGCTTTAATTGGGCTGTTATGGCTTCTTCTGAGCAGTATAAGTTCCTTAAACACAAATTAAGGCAAGAGAACCCAAACATGAGCCGTAGTCAAATACAGCAGATGGCTTATGATAAAATGTATGGTTTTGAGAAACCACTTGCTGAGAAACAAGCCCGTGAGGAGTTTGAAAAGATGGGTAAGATACCTACAAAAGCCGAACTTAACAGGCGTATTTTGGAGATACAGGTACAGAACAGGGACGAGGAAAGTCGATTTGTAGCGAGTAAGATTGCTGATGAGGTTACGTTAAAAACACAGGAGATGACGGGTATATTTAACCTTGTTGGCACTGTGCTTATGAAGATGAAATCAAGCGTCAATGAGATTATAGAGCAAAAGACGGGTGGCGATGTTACACGCAGGAACAAAATGCTTAAATCGGCAGCAAGCTTTTTTGCCAATAGCGTACTACCTTTTGTTAATGGTGTTACCAACTTCTTAGAGAGAGCTGCTGAGTTTGATGCTTTTTATGGTACTACCAAAGGTTTGGTTTATTTAGGGAAAAGTATGCGCCAAGAGGATATGGTGGAAAAGTATATTATCCGCCAACGGGCTTATGAGTACATGACAAAGGCTACTGTTGGGGCTATGCTTTATGGGTTACTGGCTATGCTTGCAGCAGCAAGTGCAGAAGATGACCCCGATAGCTACATTACTGGACAAATAACCAATGGAGATAGACCGCCTAATACACTAAGGATATTTGGCAAGTCAATACCATTAGAGCTTTTTGGTTCTATGGGGTTGGCTATGAGTATGTATGCTGATTACTTTAACGCACAAAAAGATGAAGATAAAGACCTTGGCGTTGCAGAAAGTGTAGGTAAAGCCTATGTTTCTAAATTCAAGGCGCTCAGTCAAGTATCATTTATGCAAAGCGCAAGTAACCTTGCTAAATTTATATCGGGAGATGTACAGGCGGGTAAAAAATATGGCACATCAACCATAACCAATGCTGCACTACCGTTTGCAGGGGCTTCCCGTCAGCTACGTAACCTTATTAGTCCAAAAGCTATGGACAGGAAAGGGTTTGCCGAGGAACTTTACAATAGTGGCGGTATATACACTAATTGGCTGTTAGACCGACCCGCAGTAGATTATTTTGGCAGGGAATATACTAGGGGTCAAAAGTATGGATTAACAGGTGATATAAGCGATAGGATTAAGCCTAGTGAAGCCGAGGTTGCCCTAATTAATAAAGGGGTTAATATAACTAAACCGCTACGTGATGATAATACAGACCTATCTACAACCAAATATCCTATTCTTAATAAAGATGGTCAGCTAATGCCTCTTGACGACTACCAATGGAATGAGTTTCAGAAAATAGCGGGGAAAGAATATAAAAAGCTGGTTGAGAATTACTATAAGGATAAAAAGGAATACATAAAGACAGCCGATGTAGCTGAGATACGTAAGGATATTAATAAAGCTCGAACCTTATCTATACAAGCTGCTCAATATGCGCTAAGTGTTAAATATGGTAAAATAACAGAGGCGAATAAAACTAATTTTATAAAGGCTTTGGAGAAACTTAAAGAAACTGATAAGCCCTCACCAAGCGGATATAAATTTCCTAAACTTAACGATATAGATTTAGAAGATAAATAACCTACTTCTTCTTACTTTTACCCGCTTTACTTAGGGCGATTGCAACAGCTTTTTTACAGGTATTGTTGTTCCATTTGTGCCTCATAGGTTTGATATTTCGGTCTTAACGTCTTGCCAGTACGCCAATTCACGTGAAGGCCAATTATAGCAAGCTAGTATTTCATCAACGGTTATTAGGGCGCACTCTTTTGCTAGTGAGTAGTTGATGTGGTTGCTTAGTTCATCATTTAGAAACTTTGCAACTAGTTCTTTCGCTTTATCTTTTGCTTTCATGCTTATTGGTTGGGGTTAAAAATTGCGTTTACGTGCTTTTCGCTGTGCTTTAGCTTTCTTTTTATTGCGTGGCGGTTTGCCTGTTACCCCCATTTTAGGGTACTCAATGTATGGTTCGGGTATGCGATGGGCAGCAAATATCGGCAGAGGTGTTGGCTTTAGCCAATGGGGTATATCTTCGCTTACAACTACTTTATGGTCGTTACGTATGTTAGCCAATGCGGTGTTGCCGACTTGATATGCAAGTCTATCAGCCGTTGTTGTTTTGCCGTTGTCTATACGCCCAATTATTCCAAGTTCTTTCATCATTCCCCGTATTGGCTAATTAAAACTGTTTTCTGTTTACTCATGGTTTAGGATGTTTGCGTTCAAAATGCTTTGTTCATCAACTAATGACGATTCTCCGACTAAAAAGTCGGGTTCTGTTATGGCAGTTGCGCTATTAGCACACAACTCCCTTTGCTGTTTTAGCAAATCTTCAATGTCGGCTCTAAGTTTTACAGCGTTAGTATCGGCCACATACAAATCTAACCTTATTGATTGCCTATCGGACTTTATATCCTCTTTCAATGCTTCTAATAACTTATTCATGGTCTTTTAGTGTTAGTTCGGTTTGGGTTAGGGCGAAATAAAGGTTTTGTAATTGGTGTAGGTATTCATATTGTACATCTCCATTTCTGTTATAATAAAGTACATTTCCGTTTTTAAATCCTAAAAATGCAACATCATCTTTATACCATATTCCATATCCAGACCAGCCATCTTGACCACCTATTCCGGGTGGTTTATATTTAAACCCCGCCCTAATCAGTATATCCTCTGTTAATGGGATAGGTTCGTATAGGGTTATTTTAGCCTCAAAATCAACTAAATCATCTGCTTTTATAGCATACATAAAACCTTTGGCAAAATCCTTATGGTCTAAGTAAACCACGTTGCCAATTCTCAAATCTTTTGCTTGCATCATATCTATTTATTTAAAAGTGATTTAATTTTGTCAGCAATTTCTTGGGCGGCTTCTTCCGACAATTGAACATTAGTGCCGTTTAGTTTTACTTCTACTCGCCAATTGTCATTACTTCCGTGTTTAAACACACCTACATTATACTTGCCGTAAAGGTCTATTAGGCTCTCCCCCTTATCCTCTAATACCTCTGCCCATTTTCCGTTAGACCATACAGCTTCGTAACTATTTAATTCAACAACTGGCACACAAAGCCTATCGCCCAAATATTGAAAATCATTTGTTTTAACGGTAAGTATGGCTTCTAAAGAATGTGATTTAAACTTAGTACCAACGGGGTATTTCTTTTTAGCAATAGCCGTTAGATGTTTTTTTATTTCGTCTTGAGTGGGCTTAACTAGTGGTTCAGGATACCAAAGGTCAGTATGCCCCGCTTGATTATCTACTACCCAATATGGGTAGTCAAGACCAACAAGCATTGATAGTTCGGTTTTGTCGCTGTTATTCCATGCCCAATCCCCCTCTTTCCATTCCGTCTTTCCCTCAACTCCATTACTTTCTTCTTTCCAACCTAAGTCGTCTAAAATTTTAAGTCTTTCATCTACCCATTCTTCGGGTATTTCTTTAAGTGCGGATTGGTAGCGCAGTATTGCGTTATTAATATCTTCTAACCTTTGCTCTAGCCAAATGAAACGAGGCTTTATTCCTATTGGGGGCTTTCCCTCAACTACGCTTTGTTGCTCAAAATCGGATAGCGTGGCGGGTTTAAACCTATGGGTATAGTAACCAAACTCATCGTTACCATCATCTTTAATTATATAGCAGCCGTCTTTGTCTATTTTGATAACCTTGTAAACCTTATCGTTTGTTAGTTCTGCGCTACTGTCATCTACACACCTAACATATTCAGGTGCGGCAGTAATGGGGGTGGCCTTAATTATTTTTTCTAATTCCGATAGTCGGTTTTCCATATCTTCAATACGGGCTAAATCTGTTGGGCATAATTCTGTCATTATAGTTGGTTTTTAAGGGTTTGTAGTTCGGTTATTTTATTTTCAATAATTATAGCCATATCTAGGTTTAATTCCATTTCATCAATACTCTCCAACACCGATATAGCGTAGTCTATGCTTGCCTCGGTATGGGCTTTTACTTGGTCTGAATAACCAAATATTGGCATAGCCTTAGAGTGCTTATATTTCAATTCGTCTATGTTCATTGTTATTGGTTTTGGTTGTTAAAAATTCTATACAGTTGCTCCGTTGTGTAAAGGTTAATATCTATGGGGTTTAGACTATAAAAATAGTTACCGTGTTCGTGCCTGTAATTTAAAGCTACCCATTCCGCAAACTTTATGGCAGTCTCCTTTTGGGCGGCTAAAACATCGTCTTGATAGTTGCATACAACGCAATCGGGGGCGACTAAATTCCTGTTTTTATACATATCTCCACACGTACAATCTCCTAGTGTGCCTTGCAATATTGTTTCAGCCTTTGTCATTTTTAATTCTTCTTTATTTTCCATAGTTCTCAATGTTGTCAAATGAGTAATCAATAAGTCCGTTTTCTTTTGATGCTTCAATAAGCATTTGCTCCATGTTTTTACCCATTTTACTAAGGTATAAGGTAGCTGTGCCAAGTAGGGATATAAAACTCTTCTCACTTAATCGAAGTGCCTGAAATGGATTTCTACCTGTGCTTTCGGGATTTTCTATCGACAACACATAGGTATTATCCCCCAACTGCGCAACCGATATAAGTCTAAAATCTTTATATTCTGCCCTTAAAAAGTTTATTATGGGCAGTTCTGTAATCTCACCGTTAACAAGTGTTTTTGCAGTACCTAAATTTGGTTTATCTTCTTTAGTTTCCATAGGGAGGGGGTTAAATGGTGCCTTTTAGTTTTTTAAAATAATCTTCTTTTGTGCCTATATTAAATTCTACCCTTTCTTCATCGGTCAACTCACGTTCATCTCCACACATAATACACCTCATTTTCGAAAACTCTTTAGGGGCGGTTGATGTTAATTTAAAGTCGTGATTGTCGTCATTTAAACAATCGGCTTTTTGAGACGTGTAGTGGTACGATATTGAGGTTTGAAACACAAAACTCTTACCGCACTCATCGCACTCCATTTGGTGGTCAGTATCTTCTTCGTAGCCAAACCCGTCGTCATGGTTAACTTCAAGTTCTACGTTACAATAAGGGCATTCTAAGTCTGTTTTCATCTTATTTAGGGTTAATGGTTAGCCTTATCTGTTTTTAGCTTGGTTTCAATAGCCTGTTCTACAAAGGTCATAATTTTAAGACCCGACTTGTTAACAGACTTTTTAATCTGCTCGTACTGAGCTAATCGTACCCGAACTGTTTTATATTGTTGCTCTGCCATAGTTATTTCTCTAATAGGTTTGGGTTTTCGTAGATGTTGCCGATAACTTCAAGCCAATCCATTTCTGTTCCCTCTGATATAAGACCTTCCTCAGTATAACCCCACCCCAATGGCTGATTGCTATCTATGGATTTACCACCAACAAAAGCCCCCGATATAAAGAATACTTGATACATATAGTTGCCCGCTTTGTATATGTCGCCCTCATATATCTCCTTACCGTGTTTATCGGTTAACCCTGTGAATTGCATCGGTATAGCATCTACCAAAACCCAATCCATTGTTGTTCTATCTACACCCGAAATATCGGTATGTATTTCTTCGTAGGAATAAACGTCAACACCGCTTCTAGACAATTCAAACTTTGTAGCTGTGTCCGTTACAAGCATTTTGTTATACTCTTTATCCCAAGCCCTAAATTTTATTTCTCTGTTCATAGTTGTTTGTTTTATGTACGCAAATGTACGCAAGAAATTAATACACTCCAAACTTATTTTACACTTTTATCCTATCTGTTTGATTTTGTGATGGAAAGAATTATTTGTGTCAACTCAAATTCCTTATTACTGCGGGACTTATTGTGTATAATCAAATACCTAATCGTCTGTTCCCACTTCTGAATGAACCTACACCACCCGATTTCATTTGTACCGATACTTACCGCATAGTCGTAGGCTTTCTTTAGCTGCTCATGTTTGATATTTAAAGGGTCGGACGTATTGCCTATGCCTGCTTTTAACAATCTACCTCTGCTGTTTAACAGAGAGGATAGGAACTTTTGGATTTGGTTAGAAAGGGTTGTTTGGGTCATCGTCAAATGATTTATTTGGTATTAATGGTTGTGAATAGTCCTTTACAGGATAGTTAACGGCAGGAAAATCTTGGTAGCTTGTAAACCTTTGCTTGCTACCATTAAAACTTAACCTGATAGAGCCAAGTATTCCGTTTCTGTGCTTCGCAAATATAAGTTCTGCATAATCCTCTCTATAATCAAAACCATTGCCGTCGTTTGTTATACCGTAGTAACTTGGTCTCCAAGGAAATGCCACTACGTCAGCATCTTGTTCCAAACTGCCACTATCTCTTAGGTCGGATAGCATAGGTCGTTTCAAACCTCCCCTTTTCTCTACATCCCTACTTAGTTGACTTAGGGCTATTACAGGTACATTTAACTCTTTAGCCATTAGCTTTAGGTTACGGCTTATATGGCTTACCCTTGTGTTAGCATCAGCATATCCACCAAGCTCAGGTGCGCTTATTAATTGAATATAATCAATAACGATTAAACCAAGGCCGTATTCGCTTTTAATCTTTGCTGCCTTATTCCATATACCTAAGACGGTAGTTTGTGCGGTATCGTCAATGTAAAGTGGCAAATTTTCAATTTTACCGAGTGCTATATTCACCTTGCCTCTTTCCTCTGTGCTTGTTTTGGCTTTTTGTATTAAACCAAAATCAATATCTGCCTCATCACTTGCGAGCCTCTGCATTAATTCAACGCTACTCATCTCTAAGCTAAACATAGCTGTTGGTACTCCATTTTTAGCAGCCTCTTTAGCGTTATTCAGCGCCAACACTGACTTGCCGACGCTCGGACGGGCAGCGATTATTATTAAATTTCCATTCTGCCAACCGTTTGTATGCCTATCAAGATTGTCTATATTGACCTTAACGCCTATATTTTTACCGCTTGCTATGTTGTCGTAAGCATTAGCCTCTTCCGTAATTAAATCCCTAAATGTTTTTAGGTTATTCTTAGCCGATACCAATGAAGAGTTTATAGACTTAACACTTGCCTCTGCATCGTCAATAGCATCAAAGCAATCTTTAGTATCGTCGTATCCCACTTTAACCATGTTGTAGCCCGTGAGTATCAACTTTCTCTGTATTGACTTTTGCCTAAGAATAGCGCAATGGGACTGTATGTTACCTGTACCGCCAACACGATTGGTTAAGGTAGCTATGTAGTAAGCACCACCTACAAATTCCAATACCTTATCTGCCCTTAGCTTACTTGTAACGGTCATTATATCGTAAGGCTGCTGCTCTTGGCTTAAAGCTACTATGGCTTTATAAATCTCAATATGAGGGGGGTGGTAGAAAGTATCAACGTCTAAAAACATATCAACTTTCATTAATAAGCCCTGCTCAAGCAATAGGCTACCAAGTACAACCTTTTCAAGTTCTACATCCTGTGGTGGTATATAACCCTCAAACTCACCAAGAGTTATGTATTTTGTATCTTTCCTTCTCATTACTCTTCTCCTAAAAATCTTGTGGGCTTGTTTTGTTGTGGCTGTTCTTGTTTTTGACCGTTTTGTATTTTAGGCTCGTATATATCAGGGTAGTTAGCTTTTATAGATTTTTGTATTGTTTCAATTACGTAAACCTCACCATATTTGTTTACCCACCCTTCAATTGGGTTTACCAACATTTTAGCTGCCCGTTCTGTTACATCCTTTTTAGTATCTACCCTATTTCTAAAATGCTCCATCATATTTTTCTTAATGGCATTAGAAAAATTCAAAGGAGTTAATATCTCCCTGTATCTATCTTCACTGATATATACACTCTCTTTCTTTTTCTTCTTCTCTTTCTTTATGGTAGAGCTTTGCTGTGGCAATGCTTTAGCAATGCTAAGATTTTGCTTTTTAGCTAAACCTCCCTGTTTGCCTGCATTTGCTCGCTTTTCATACTTAGCTATTTGCTCTTTTCGTATGGTTTCCATTTTTTTGTTAAACAATCTACCTGATTTTTCTATTTCAAATTTAAACAGAACACGGTCTAAGGTTTGTTCGCTGCAACGGGCTATAAAAATAAGCTCATCTTTATCTTTGGGTATGCCATTATTCTGCCATTGGTGGTTTAAAAGCAATATATATGCTCCAACCCTATCTGAACTCCAACCCGCAACACTACGATTAAATAGGTCGTGGTAAAATGGATACCAATGTTTGTCAAATTGTTTAGCCATAGATTATCTTGTTACAGTAAAGCCGTCCTTGGTGTATTTATTTATTCTCCCATTATCAAACCTGTGTTTGGTATTTTCTAAGTTTGTAGCCCACTCTAAATTATCTGCGCAGTTGTTTTTAACGTTAAAATCTTTATGGTTTACCTGTGGTTTGTTTTCGGGGTTTGGGTGAAATGCTATGGCTACAAGACGATGTATCTGTATATGCCTACTAAATCCATCTTTTTGTAATTGTATCTCTAAATAACCCCCCTTTGATTTTCTAACTTTCTGCTTTAATAGCATATTTTTCCTATATTCCCTTCTACCGTCAGACCTATTAACAATTCGGTTTATTGATTTAACTCTCCCCAAATTACTTATTTGGTAATATCCTTCAAATCCAACGATATCTAACCAAATTTCCCCATCCAACGAGGGAATATCAGTACTGTTAAAGCCAAACGCATCTCTAAAGCGTTTTCTTTGCGCCTTTTTTGTGCAGTTGCTTGAGCAAAATCTCCCCTTTTTATCCTTTACAATAATAGGTTTTTTACAAAACTCGCAGTTTATTTCGTACCGAGCCATTATATACAATGTTTAAGCCCCTGAGCAAAGTTACGTTTCGGTTGCGATAGGACTACGACATCCATCCGAAGGTAACCCGTCAAGGGCATATTGTAAATAATTAACAGCTTTGTCATTGTCGTAGTTAAGAGTGTAAATCGCATCACAAATATATACCATTCTCTCACCCCGACAAAATTAAATCGGGCGAGTTATCAACAATTTTATTAATGAGCAGCTAATACTTTTTGATTTACAGGGCAATCCCATATTTGCTTACTAAGGGCGTAGTTATCCTTATTACACATAAGCCACCCATTGGGGCTTCTTATTATTCTTATGTACTTTAACTGCCAACCTTCTGTTTGTTTTTTAGCTAAGCCGTCTAAAGATAAATACCTCCACTCTACACGACCACCGCTTTCGTTAAATAACCTTTGCAGGGTAGTTTTAACCTCATCTGCGGTATGAAAAAAGTGCGGGTACTTATTTATAGTAGACAGGTTTACTTTATCAATGCTGCTTTCAACCGTATATCCAACATGGAAATCACGTGTATCTACATTGAACTGATTAATATCGGGGTCGTTAAAGTCAATATCTTTAAAGAAAACCCACTCACTTGCTTCTGCTATCATATCGTCTTTTTTTTAAACCTCCCCGTCGTTGAAATGACCGAGGTAGAGGCAACCGTCATTTGGATTATCATTATAAGCAAACATAAAATCAATAATATCGGTTTTTCGCAAAAGAATAATATTTTTAAAATCCAAAGGTTTAGATGTAGCATCGTTAATAATTTGAAATTTATTAACACTTTTCACAAACTCAATTTTCTTTTTCTGTTCGGGCTGTTTTTCTTCGCCCAAAATAATAACTTTTGTCATGGTGGGGTTATTTGGTGTTAATAATCGGTTGTTTAAAAATCTGTATTAGCAAGTCCCGTTCAGCCGAGGCGGTACGTATCATTTCGCTAATCTCGTCTTGGTACTTTTTATCCGCCTTAATATGAGACCAAAAGATACGTTCCTCTACGGGCAGCTCTACCTGTATCAAATCGCCATTCTCATCCTCAAAGTATTCCGCTAAGTAACGGACAAGGTAATGCTCGTTTACGGGGGATAGTCCAAGTGTGGCGTTATGTACCGTAGCAGCCATCATCTGTACCTGAGCCTGATAGAAATAGCTTTTAGGCACGTTTTGATATTCGGGCTTACCTTCGTCTATCAAAAGCATTTTCTGCTCGTAAAAACCATCGGGCTGCGGGCTTTTAGCGTCTATGGTGGCTGTAATAACATCGTTAAAATCTACCACAAAGCCATCGGGAGTAGCCCCGCTATTTTCGTCTATCTTAAAATACTCTTGTTTGCCAATAAGTACATTAAGCCCCGATACGTTTTGGAAAGCCTCTAATGCCTCGTATTCATTAAACGAGCCGTGTTCCATAGCATAGGTCTTAACGCCTCGGTTTGCTATACCTGTGGCTTTCTCAACCGCCTTTTGACGGATATACTTATCACGGGTAGCAGTGCCGCCACGCACACCAATTACAAGTTCGCTGATACGGCTTGCGGTAAAACAGCCGATACGTTCCCTACTTAACTGCATCGGTTATGGCTTTTAGGGTTGCTGCGTCAATATCGTACTTTTCTTTAACCTTAGCTATATCACCACCGCCCTTAACAAACGCTAATGCTTTAGTATAAGCGTCGGTATCTTTCTTTAATACGGGCTTGGCGGGTACTTTTGGCAAAATACGCAACGCTTCTACTGTTTCGCCCGCTACCTTAACATTTGCTACGGTAATCTCTACCTTACAACCTGCCCATTGTTCAATGTACGGTGTTTTGTAGGCTGTTGTTATCGCCTTACAGTTGGTACGGTTTAAAATCATCGGCTTGCTATCCTCTTGAAAGTACGCAACGGTACATTCTTCTTCTTTGCCGTTTTCGCCTTTCACCTTTTCACGTACCACATTTTTAATTGTTAGTACAATGTTTGAGCCGTCTGTTGGCATTGAGTAAGCGCCTATGTAAGCTGTATTGACAAGCCGACGCCAGTGAGTGAGTTCTTTTTCCATTTTGTTTTATTTGTTTTTAAAAAATTAATGTTCTGCGTTCCTGTTCCTCACGCTTTAAGAGGTTGTTGTATCGTATGTATTGGGCTTTTATTAACTCAAGTCGTTTATAAATATCTTTAAGGTCATCGCCCCACGCCTCTAATGCTTCTTTTTGCGCCTTTTTGTAATTGAAGATTATGAACTTTATCCATTTGTCATTAGGGTCAAAAGGCGGGTCAATTTTCTTAGTCTCTATTTGCTCATTAATAACTTTTTTTCCTTTGTGGTTATTCATATAGCCCTTAATGTCTTGTGTTACCCCACGCTCACCTGTATTGTGGTTAAAAAACTTACCTCTCTTTGGAAAGAAATCAACCGTTAAATCCCCTTTTTTAAACCTGAAAGAACCCGTGTTGAACTCAACTATATCAAACTTCTTTTTAAGTTTAGGTAATTGATATTTTTTAAAGCTATCAAGGCTCATTTTTATTAGTATTAAATTTAACGGGCGGATTAGTTATAACCTTCTTAACCCGTTTTGGTTTTTGTTTATTGGGGCGGTACGTGTTTTTACTTACTACATCCCCCGTAATAGGGTCTCTGTGGATTTTCATGAGTGTTTTGGGGTGGGTTGGTTAAAGATTTTAGTTTTTTCTTTTTAGGGTGAAACTTTTTATCCCACTCTTTTTTATCGGCAAGCCATTTTTCAAGACCACCGTACTTTTCCATTTCTTCTACAAGTTTTTCTGTCAAGTCTATTGCCACTCCCATAGTTATTTAGTGTTTCAATTTTTAATGATTTTTTCCTATAAGGTGCACACTTCTGTCTTTAAGTGCTAAATACATTTGCGCTTCATTCTCAGACGCTTTGGTTACAAAATCTCTATTGAACGCATATTTATTGAAAGACCCCGTTTCAAGGAAAATGCTGTTTAGGTATTCCTTGGCCTGAACAAACGCATTGTTTACTTCGGCTGCTGTATCGGGTTCAAAAAATACAGTCTTGTTGTTTTGATACTTTAATACTGTTGGTGTTTCCATTTTTTTACTTTTTAAATAATGTGTTTAACTGTCTTTGTTCTACTAATTGGTTACGGTTCTCTTTGCGGGCGTGGAAATAATCATGGCACTCCCTGCATACTATTAATAGGTTTATAGGCTTATGTAACATAGGGTGTTTTGGGAACTCGGATTGAAACATAATATGGTGTGTATCAAGTTTCCTATCAGTCCTTTTGCACCTTTCACAATAAGTGTAGCCGACTTGCTCAATCATTGCGGCTTTTATCTTTCTAGCGTTGCCATAATGCTTCCCCCCTGTTGACTTATTTTTAATTTTAACAATGGGCTTTGGCTTAATCCCCTTTTCAATGTTATATTCAACCCCGCATTTATAGCTACAAACACCCATATAAGACCTGAAAGCCTGATACATCTTACCGCATTGTTTACACTTGGTAAGCGTTCTATCTATTTCCTGTTTTACAGGTTTTGGGTCAGGGCGCATGGTTAAAGCAGTTCGGGGGTTTCGTAGATGTTTTTACCCGTCAACTCTAAATCCGAAAAGTTGTATAGGGCTATTGATTGACCTACATCGTAAGTTGCACTATTAGATATAGTTATTTTTAAAGAGAAAGCCCCTTTATGAAACTCTACTATCCCTCTAATTTGGTGTTCAACACATTTAGCCTCTTCCCCCTCATATATCTCCTTGCCGTTCTTATCGGTTAAGCCTGTGAATTGAATATCTGCAACGGCAATAAATCCATGAAGATAAGAAGGAGATATAAAGGATGTGCTTTTGCCATTTTCCCAAGTCGGCCCCCACTCCCTAAACTCAATTGCTTTGGTGTCGAAATTTTGAAACACCCGTTTAAATTTTAAGTTTTTCATATTCTATTTGTTTATGCTGTTAATAGTTGGGTTTAATCAGCCTTAATAATAAGTTTTGAATATAAAGCCTCGGCATCTTTACTAAAAGCCTTATCGGTGTCAATCATGTTTTGTACAGCCCTTATAGAGTGTATCACAGTAGCATGGTCTTTACCTATTAGCCTACCCATTTCTGTTAGTCCGATACGTTCCACCCTGTTCTCCCTGCAAAACTTATCGTAGTAGTAACAAGCCCATTGCCTAGCGTCAACTAAAAACCTATTCCTTTTTGGGCTTTTGAATTGCAGTATGGGTATGTTTTTCTCTTCGCATATAAAGTCTATATATGCGTTAAAGTCGGACAGGTATTCTATTTTCCTAACATCGTAGCCTTTCTGTATGCTTTTTTGGGCTAACAAATCTAAGATTGGAAATATATATGCTTGGCTTGATTTCATGGTTATACTACCTCTAATTCAATTCTTAATTCACTCATTTTATTTTCAAAAATAACGTCCTGTTCGGCTAGGTCTTTTTCTTTATGTTGGGCTAGTTTAGTAAGGAATACTAGGGTGTCATAGTCTATCAGTTCGTTTTCACTAGCTTTAACTATGTAACGTTTTGCCCGTGTTAATTGACTATCGTCCGAACAGATATTCACTAGTTCGGCTAGTTTGCGTTCTATAATGCTCATATCAAAGTTTTTAATAGTTCATAATCGGCTTTCTTTGGGTCGGGCAGGTTACATATCCTGTTCCAAAATTCATGTCCTTGTGGCGTTACAGACCAATTAAAACCGCCACTAACCGCTTCGGAAAGGCTGTCATATAGCTTACCGTCTTTACCTTGTTTGATATGGTTAGAGGTAGCCATATTGGCTATGGTAGGGTCGTCAAAGTCCTCAAAATGTTCTAGGGCTGTTTTCATTGATTAGCTGTTTAAAAGCTCGTCAATATCAATATCGGGGCGTTTGCGCTTTATAATACTCACTATGGTATTTAAAGCCTTTACCTGATTAGGTGGTATAGGGTTAAGCGCTCGGCTTATCTCAGGTACACTAACTTTTGATTTAACCGCTATATCATTATAGCTGACATCTATATCAACTAATATAGCCTTTAGTTTCTTTTTTGCTTTGTCTGTTAATTCCATAGGGCAAACGTACTAAGTGTTTTTTACTTGTGCAAATTAAAATGCAAAATAAATTTTATTATGCTCATTATCAATTAAATAAAAATTAATTAATACAAACACTTGCACAATTAAAATATGTGTCGTATGTTTGCAGAAACAAAAAAAATAAAAAACAATGAACCAAACAGAAATTACAGAATTAGAAGTTAACGAAGTAAAATATATCCGTAAGGACTTAGCAACAAAAACCGAACCCACAGGCAATATTAAAATAGTAATATTGCAGCGGGGCTGGGTTTATATAGGTCGTTTTGAACGCAATGGTAATGATTGTAAGCTACATAATGCTTCATGTATTCGTACTTGGGGTACAACAAAAGGTTTACAAGAACTTGTTAACGGGGCTACATCTAAAACCGTACTAGATAAGTGTGAGGGTGTTGTTGAGTTTGACTGGCTTACCGTAGTACACACTATAACCGTAAATCAGGAAAAATGGAAAACACTTTAAGAATAGCCGAAAATTTTGAAAATAGCCAACACGTCGGCAACGGCAACGGCTACGGCAACGGCTACGGCTACGGCTACGGCGACGGCGACGGCAACGGCTACGGCTACGGCTACGGCGACGGCGACGGCTACGGCGACGGCGACGGCTACGGCTACGGCGACGGCTACGGCGACGGCTACGGCGACGGCGACGGCAACGGCGACGGCTACGGCTACGGCGACGGCAACGGCAACGGTTTTTAAAGACCTTTATCGGTAAGTAGGTTTAGTTTGAGAAAGCCCTGTCTTAATTGACGGGGTTTTTCTAAAAACAGTTAAAAAAGAAATTATGGGAAATTTGCTAGATTTTAATAAAGAGGAAAAGGGATACGAGCCATTTGACCCGACCCCAAAAAACCTAAAAGCAAATATAGGGAAGAAAATTTGCTATGTTGACTACGTAGAGCCTTACCGTGGGACATTTTTTGTTAGGTATGGCACAATAGAAAGGGTTAGGTATTCGTACCTGTATTTCAGTGACGGGGGAAGTGAGGTTGATATTAGAAATATAAAAGAAGCGGGAATTAAGATAGACGAATAAAAAAGCCTTGTATTTCTACAAGGCTAAAAACTAAACATTTATGAAAAGAATGATAAAGCTAGTGAATGAAGTTGGTAGCCGCCCCTAATACAACCCCTGTAAGTAACCACAGTAACCTTTTAGGCTTTTTAGGCTTTACTGCTACGTTCTGTACGCCCAGAACCTGTACGTGGGGGTTTGTAACGACTAAAGAGTAAGTATCAACAGGTGCTTTAAGAAAGCCCCGTTTCTGTTTACCCCAAACCAAAGACCATTCTAAAGGGACTTTGAGTTCGTTGATTACAAGGTTATTGGTATCAATGGTAGCCAACAGCGAGTAGTATTGGGTATTAACACCTGCCTGTGTACCATACTCCACCCCTGCAAAATCTGTTTGAACCGTATCGTGCTTAGTATAAGGCACAGCAACCTCTTTAATAACAAACTGTGTCTTTACCTTAACAGCGCCTTGAACTGATTTGTATTTATTAGCTTCACTCTCAGCTAAGATACGGGCGTGGCGTTCCGAGCCGATTAGAACGTCTTGGGTAGCTATAACCCTATCCTTGTTGCTTAGGTCAAGTTTAAAGGTTTGGATTGTAGCATTTGCATTTTGATAGTCTAGTTCTGCATTAGCTGCCCTCTGCTGGGCTTTATTGCATTTATCAATAGACAGTAAGCATACAGCTAAGATAAGCGCTGTAACGGCTACTGATGCTTTTTCACGGGTTGATAGTGATTTCATATAGTAAAGGTATGAATTTTTGTTAATTATCTGTATGCTTCATTATTTCAGTAGCAAAAGCAATCAAATCAGGACGGGCTGACGGTTCGGTATCGTATAGCACTATCAACATATCAAACAAAGCTCTGTCCTCAAAATAGCCCCCGTACACAAAGCTGTTTTCATTAAGAACACAGTAAAAGTATTCTTCTTCGTTTGAGAATAGGGTATCTATAAGTTTTGCGTCCATAGTTTAAAATGTTTCAATCATATTGCTTTTAATACCCTTTTCTTTGTCAATGATATGAGCCGTACAGCTTTTAGGTATCCCAACGTACCCATTTGTAAAATGCCATGTATCGGGATTACTCATAGCCCTCATATAGTGTAGTTCAACACCCCGCCTATCTTCGTGGTTTAGGTATTTATATTGCTTACTTGAATGGAAATGCCCTAGCCACATACTACGGTGTTTAGTACGCCCCCACATCTCAGGCTGTAAAGAAGCCGCCAAGTTATGGTAATCATTAACCTTACCCGTGTCGCCATGACTAAATATTAACATACAGTTTCCGTATTCATAAAACTTAAACTGAATACGCTGATAGTCTATTGTTATGTTTGGGTTTCCCTCATATATCAAATCAAGGCATTTAGATAAGTACCACAGCTTGTTTTTATCGTGGTTTGAGTAAACGGTTATCAGGTCAACCTTAATACCCTTAGATAGACTATAATCAACACACCACCTAATAGCATTTAGCCCCAATGTAAATGAGTTAGACCAATCGGGGTAAACATCTTGCGGTGTCCCCGATGTTGTAAAGCCATGATTATCGTCGTTGTAAAAGTCGTTGCCTATTGGAAACACTATGCGCTCTACCTTATCAGCAAAACAATTGTCAAAAAGGGTGGCAAAGGCCTGTTTAAATACCCTGACATTTTCTTCGATTGATGAGTTGTAATTGGTTGTTTCTGTTACACTTAGCTTATTTAAGTGGCTATCGTAGATGTTGATTAGCCCTATTTTATCGGATATGACCTGTTTACCAAACTCAGGGACTTCAAACTTATACCCTTTTAATCCTTCTATTACGTTGCCTATAAAATCCTCCTCATGCCCTACCTTAAAGAATAATGAATGTTTATGCCCGTTCTTATCGGGTTTGGTAGTCTTTAGCCAACCGTGAGAAACCTCGTTAAAGTCTATCCCTTCTTTGTCTATTATAGGATTAAAGCCCACCGACTGCTCTTCCTGTATCTTGGCTGACTTAACGTATTTAGCAGCCTTACGACGGGCATTTTCAAATGAGCAGTTATATATGACGCTTAGTTTGCGATACCACTCAAAAGGGGTTAAATCTCCTCTAGGCGTATCTATTATTCTCTGATGCCATACTTTTGTATTAGGTTGGCTCATTCGTTTTTGTTCTTGATGAAACTAATAATCGCCCCGAATATACACAATATTAACAGGGCGGCAAACATCACTTTTTGATTTTTATTACCATATTAACCACACTTTCAATAGTTTTGGCGTAATTGGGGTCTGTGGCATATCCCCCTTTAACCAAACCTTCTCCAAACTCTTTAGGTGTTTTAGCTGTTAAGGCTAATGGGTATCGCCTAGCTATAAGGGCAGCCCAATCATTAAAAGCGTCTTGTTGGGTATCGTAAGCCACAAATAGGTCTTTAACGATAAACTCAAATTTGCCGTTAGGTAAAGGCTTAACGCTGATTAGTTGACGTGGCGGTGTGCTAAAATACTTTTCGTAACGGTTTTTGTCGGCTAGGGTAAATACCTCACGGGTACGTTCTAGTGTGGTCTTGCCTGTATAGTTTTTAGGGGCTTTCTTACCGAATAACATACCGTTAGGTGTAGATTTACCCCAACCTGTTTCTAGCGCAGCCTGACCTAGTGCAAAGAGTGGATTAATGCCATACTTTTGAGATACTACTAACGCATTAGGGTAGTATTTATCTACAAATGCTTTTTGTTCAGCTTTGGTAGCAGGCATAGCTATTATTTTATCTTATCGCTTACCTTTTTGCGTAAAGTCATAACACCACGAATAGACAAGTCCGAGCCAAGACCAAGACCAAAGGCATACAGGTAAAGCATGCTAGACGAAGCTATTGTGGTATATTCATTAAGGAAACGCATAATGATAGCACTACAAAGCAAGCCGATGAAAGATTTTAACCAACGGGTTTCGTGGATTAGTTTATTAGGGTCAAAGCCTGCCTTGATAACAGATATAATAAAAGCCCCCAGTATAAGGAAAAAGGTAGAGGCTATGACTTTGGCAATATCGTTAGTGCCTAGTATTTCAGTTAGGGTTTCCATTTTTGCGGGACTTATATAATTTATAGACGTTAAGTACGATGGTAGATATTGAAGCAAGACAAGCCAATGCAATAGCTAATACTTGTAGGTTGGCTGTTGTAAAGTAGCTTGCTACTACTAAAGCCCAACAGAACAGGCTAAGGAAGATGTTGTTATCGGCGTTAGGGTCAAATTCTAGGTGCATATTATTTTTGCTGCTAAAGGTAGCCATATCTTTTTAATTTGCAAATAGTTAGTTTAAATCTACCCACGAGCCACCTGCATAGCCTTGAAACTTATCGGTGGTGGTGTTGTATATAATCATTCCATTTGCGGGGGTAGCAAAAGCGTCCCTTTCAGTGGTTGTAACACGGGGCAGTAAAACACCGCTAGTGGTGCTAGTTACATCTAATATGGCTGCGGGGGTTGCTGTTCCTATGCTCACATTTCCATCGTTAAAGGCGAATATGGCATCCGTTATGTTAAAATCAGCTTGACCACGTTCAAGTACTATTTGGTTCGTATCTGCATATAGGTTAGTTTGGCTTCCCACTAAAAAACCTTGTGTATTAAAAGAAAACTTGTTGTTTTTTGCATAAAAATCAATACCAATACCATTTATGGTTTGATTGAATGTAAGCCCTGCGGAGGTGTCTGCTATAAAAATAATATAGTTTGAGTTGTTTGCGTATGTTTGCGCTGAGTGCAAAGAACCCACAATATCTAGGGTATATTGAGGGTCAGGTGTTCCTACACCCACCAAGCCTGTACTATCAAATACAGCAACAGTATCTTGTGCATAGGTAGTAAAGGCTGCTATATGTTTACGCAGATTACCGCCCTGTATAGTGGTGTAGTCAAAAAGGGTTAAACGGCTATATGGCACATTGCCTATCAAATTACTTAGCATAACACCACCACTTTGGGCTGCTGTTATAGACGAACCATTTCCGCCCGTTACAGCCCCTAACGTAACCATATTATTTGTGGTATCGGTTGACAGGCTTACAAAGGTATTAGTGCCTAGTTTAGCATATCCAAAGAACTGAAAAGAGCCTAGCGCATTTGCTGCCCCTGAGTTTACCAAAGAGGTTACACTACCCACAACAGAACTATCACGGAATGAACCAAAGATGTCTAGGGTGCGGATAGGTGCTGTGCCTATACCTACATACCCCCTACGTTGTGCTGTTAATACTGCATTAGTGGTATCGTAAGCATTAGAGGTAGTACCTTTTGTACCTGCGTAAAAAGAGCCGTGTACGTTGTAGCCGTTAGCTTGATTTGAAATGTATTGCCCAAACGTATTAAACGATATGAATAGGGCTGTTATTAATAGTATCTTTTTCATTATGTTATGCTGGTATGATTTGTAAAATGATGTCTCCTGCTGGTGCTGGCCCTGCAAATGTTACGTCTGTTCCTATCGCTGCGGGCAGTATAGGGTCGGTTACACTTAGTATCTCGTTTGTACCTGAGATAAAGGCTGCCTGTAACGATGCGCCTGCAAGCGTGGTAATACCTGTTGGCACTGAATAGCTTATATCGCCATCTCCGTAAGTTGATGTGCCGTTATTGGTTAGCAGTACGGTATATACAGACGAGCCGCCTGATGGTACTAATGCCGCTATTTGAGCATTGATTGTGCTTTGGCTTGTTGAAGTAACAAACTGACGATATACTGTACCTATCTGGTACTCATATAATAAAACAGTCAAAGAGCCGTAGTCTTGAAACGACCTGTAATAAACAGGGTTGATATAAATAACCTCTGTCTGCCCGTTATCAAAAACAAGGGTGATTGGGGCTACATAGGGGGTCATCCCCGAAATAGCAGAGGGTATATCTGTAACGTAAATAACAGAGATGCTATTGGGGTTTGTCCTGTATTCTACCTTAGAGCCTGCTGTGCCGTTTTGTGAGTAGTTTTCAACGGTTACAATTACTTGTTCGTCAATATTTAGCGTTTCGCCTAAATAGTCGGTTAGTTGTATCATTATGCGTATGTGTAAGATGCTACGTTGTTCCAAATATAATCAAAGCCTGCGCCCGTGTCTGGGAATAGGGTTTCGGGGGCTGATGCTGTGGTGCTATCTACTACGTAAATATACCATACGTTATCTGCCTCTGATGAGTTAGCTAAAGCAAAGCCATGATAAACTTTAGAGCCTGATGTTAGGCTGCGTTGTGTTAATCGCTGAACGGGCATACCACCCCCTTCAAAAGGAACTTCTTGTATGCCATCAATATAAACCACCTCAATACTAGGCTGTGATGCACCTCCCGATATTGAAACACCTGTAATTGTTAGTGTGTTTTGGTAGCTACCTGTAAATTTAACACGGTATTGACCTGCATAAACATTGTAACCTAAATAATAGGCTGTGTCAACCTTTGGGTCTGCAATTAGCGCAGCCTTTAAAAGCTGCATGGTATATGGTGTGGAGTTACTGTAAACAACAGCAAGAGGTGTACCGCCGTTGATAGTAATATTAATTTGATTTCCTGTAACGAGTTCGCCAGTAATACGTACCTCATATATGGGCTTTCCTACCTTTATTGAAGAAGATAGTTGCCCGTTACCTATTGGTGTTTGCCCAAATATTGCCATAAGGCAAATGTAGATTGGGCTTAATCTTATGTAATTTCCTATGGGGAACTAAATAATTTCCTTGTCTTTGTAGAACTTTTCATTCCTCCAAATATCGGTAACTGTCTTTGGGTAAAACATTTTTCCTGTTCGTGGCTTATAGAGTTTATTAAGCTCATTTGCTACCGTTGGGGTTTTTACCCCTTTGCCTTTTAATGACAAGGCAAGCCTTACTATTGGTATCTCATCATCAAACGGAACTAGTAAGCCGTCTGTCTTAGTAAAGCCATAGGGGGCATTTTTCCCATATACCCTTAGCTGTGATTTACGCAATTGTAAGTTATCGGATGTCCTCTCCCCTAGCTGCTCCACCTCAAACTCTGTTAACGAGCTTAATATGTCTGCTATAAGCCTACCTGTTGGTGTTGATAGGTCTATATTCTCCTTAATAGAATGAAAGACAACCTTTTTCTTTTTAAAGAGCGGTATTGAATGAAGAAATGTAACACGGCTACGGGAAAAACGAGCCATAGCATAACACACTATGTCGGATACCTGTTTCTTTTCAACCAAAGCCATCATCTCTTGGAAGGCGGGTCGGTTATCGGTACGCCCGCCAATATCTAAATCTTGAAAGACTTGTATATTTTTAAGCCCCTTGAACTCACAATATTTTTTACAGTTATCTAACTGCATTTCGGGCGACATGGACTTTTTGCCGTTGCTATCTTCTTTGGATATACGGATATAAATTGCTGTTATCATAACCATTCTTCTACCTCGTGTATTTGTAATAACTGTGTGTTGCCAAAAAACGTTTTACCTGATGTGTATTTTATCAAAAGCATCGGTTCGTTCTTATAGTCCCAATGGGGAAAGCTAAAACCTATTATATCTGCCGTATTGCTTAAATACTTTATCTCGTCAAACAACGTTATAATCTTACCGTTATGCTTTATTTGAGTAACAACAGACCGTCCGCTTTTATTTCTAACTATTTTTGGGTACATCATAACTCATTAATGTTTTTTAAGTGCCTTAGCATATCAAATGTCTGTATAGAGGCAAGTGTATTGTATTTACTTCGGTTCTTTTTAGGTGGCAATACTAAAGGTATATCAATCTTTTCTGTCTTGATACACAAAAAGTAATCTAAACAAGTGTTGAAATCAACCTCCATAAAGGCTGCTAAACGGATGTAGTCTTGTATTCTGCTTATGGTATAGGGCTTTCTTACCCAATGGTACATGCCATTTTCAGGGAACGCCATGAACTTATCCAAATCGGATGGTCGGTATCTCTTTTCATAAACCTTTTCAGCAAATATACCCCCTCTAAGGTGTTTGGGATACCAGTTAGAATAAGGCTTTATTAGCGTCTTATTGTATATAGCTTGCGATGGCGGTACTACAACGGGGAACGCTTTTTTAAATTCGCTATTGCTAAAATAGGGAGAGGTAGTGATGTTGTGTTGCCATAGTGTTTCAATACACTTTTCTAATGGGAGCTTTGCGGTATAGGCAAGTTGAACAATGAACGTAAGGGGTATTCTTTCGGGCTTTAAAAAAATACCCATAGAGCGGCCTCCTCCGTTGACAATTTTATCAAACCAAACTGAGTTCAGACCCACCTCAGCCAATTTTTGATAGTAAGCTGTTTTGTACTGCTTTTTGTACATAACTGATTATTAGTGTATTGTATTAATGATGTTTATAAAGTTGACGGCAGCTAAAATACAAAATTATAAAATGCCGCAAAATGGCGTGTTCTTTTAAGGATGTATTAATCTCCGTGTTCTTTCAACCGAGTTGCCCCGTGTCCGAGATTTTGGTGTGTTTCGGGCTCGTTGCTAATTCTGTTTTTATACCATTCGGTTATTTCGTGTATTAGCATACCAAACCCCCTACTAAGTACCATTTCGGTATTTTCTCTTTGTATGTCGGAACTAATTTTCTCCCAATCATACGTTGATTTAATTGGTATTAGCTTTGGTTTTCTTTTAGGTGGTATTGGCTGCTCAAATCTACATTTTTTTTTACGCAACAGAAAATGTATAGAACTATCTTCAATATCCATATTCATTTCACAATGCCACTTGGCTTCATCTGTTTTAACCCAAGTGCCACCCGACAATTTATCAAGCATTGTTGAACCTATCTTTATTTTATCTATTTCTTTTTTCATGGTGTTTCTATTTATTTAGGGGTTTGATGTTGGCGAGTTCGGATAGTAATTCATTTAATGCAACGCATTGAGCAAAGTAAATAACTCCGTTCATTGTTACGTCAGCTTCTGTTTTTTTTAGATTGGCAGCTTCAATTTTTTCTATTATTTTATTAGCTATGGTATTTAACATATCGGTAGCACCTTCAATATAGCCATCGCCCTTAGCTATTTCTGAGGGGTAATCCCTTGAGTAATGAGCTTTATTTTCTATTTCATTGGCTTGGTCAGTCCACTCTTTATTTAGTTCCATTGTTATCTGTTTTTAACGGGTTGGTTTAAATTACTTGTCTTAGCAAAAGATAGAAACTCCTTAACCGCTTCTTTATGGAAGGTTTCAAAGTCTGCGGCTTCACCTATCTTGCGGAAGATACATTTGCCTTTGTTGTGAGCCTCAGAATATACCCTATCAAGGGCTTTAATGGTTACTACTGATATACCGAATGGTGTACCTGTAATAGCTTTGCCGTTTTTTATTTCGTGTTTCATAGTTTTGTTATGCAAATTGTTTGAAATACAGTTGGTTTAACACGGCAATATTTAGAGTACCAAATACCCATTCCAATATATTCAAAGGTGTATTCGGTGTCATCTAAAGATACTTTCCCTGTAAAGGTATAGCCTAATTTAGGATAGGGCAATGTTAGTTCTGTTAGGTGTTTACGTTTGAACACAAACAACCAAAGGCGTTTAAAATAATACTTCATGGCTTTACTGTTTTTTGAATTGAGGCACGTTTTAAGTTGCGAAGTGCCATCTCGCTTAGTTCTTTGTCGGTGTAGTTAAGTCGAGCCGCTTTGACCCGTCCGAGGTGTATATCCCAAAAACGTACACCTTGCTCTGTGTGTGTTTCGTTCATAGCTAATCGTTCTTTACGTTCCAAATTTCAATAGGTAGGTATTGACGGCAAATATTAGCTGTTAGCATTTGGTTTTCCTCTCTTGCTTTTTTACGTGCGGCTATTCTGTAAGCAGCATCAGCAGAATAAGCAGCAGCAGCAGCATCAGCAGAATAAGCAGCATCAGCAGCATAAGCATCAGCAGCATAAGCAGCAGCAGCAGCAGCAGCAGCAGCATCAGCAGAATAAGCAGCATCAGCAGCATAAGCATCAGCAGCATAAGCAGCAGCAGCAGCAGCAGCAGCAGCATCAGCAGAATAAGCAGCATCAGCAGCGGTTTTTAACTCACTTTCTGTTATTTCACCGTTACCAAATTTAATAGCGGCATCAATAGCATCTGTGCTGCGCTTATCTTTCATTAAGTGCCTAACAGTATTAGCACAATAAGCCTTAGCAAGTGTCAAGTTTTTACGGTCATCAGGGTTGGTCTTTTTAAACAACCATAACAGCCAGTCTCCTCGGTGGCAAGTAGCATGTATCTCTTCCCACGTTTTACCATAAGCCCATTCTTTAGCTTCGTTACAAGCGTTTAATTCGGTCAATAATTTGTCAATGTTCATAGTTTATTGTTTTTTAGTTATTTTGATTATTACATACTCTATTGCATACGCTACCAATAGGATAGCAAAGGGGATTAGGTGTTTCATAGGTTAAAATTCTATGTATTTAACTCCCGTGTACATATAAGCAACAATTTGCTCAACCTCTCTGCGGCTGCTTGCTGTTATGCAGTCCAATACTATTTCACCATTTTTAAGATAAATAGTAACTTCATAATCAATTGTAGTGTCCATGTTTTCTCTGTTTGTTTTAAGTTTAAACTAAATAAGGTGTAATATCTGTTATTTCAACTTTTACAGCGTTTTGTAAAAGGGTATCGCAATAGCTTTGTACTGTATCGGGATAGCCTTGTAATGTTTCGCTTTTTTGCTGCCCTGTTGATAGGGTTGTGGTTATTTCGTATAGGTTCATGGTTAAAAGGGTAGTAATTTTAAATACTTTTCATAGCTTATAAGGTCGTAATAATATCCTGCCGCCAACTTAGCTATGTATAGATTGCCATCTTTTAGCTGTATTGGCATATCTAAATCAACCATGAGGCTCTTTAAATCCTTAGCCGACCATGTACCAAGTTCTTTGATAGCTTCGTGGTGTGTGTAACCTTTAAATTGACGGCTCATTACTTCAATAATTTTATCCTGTTTCATGTTATCGGTTCTTTGCGGTTAGTTGTTTAAGTCTATTTTGATACGGTCGCTTTCAGTTCCATCCCATTCGGCTTTGATACCGTTGCCTCTTAGTGTTTCAACAATAGCCTCACCATTGCCTGCCCACGATAAATAACACTCGCCTGTTTCTTTTAAATCTTCGTTGTCTTGTTGGTTATAGAATACAACATTTTCGGATTGATTGTCGGGGATTGCGTTCCATCCGCAAGACTGACAACATAGAAAGTTTTGCTTTGCAAAGTAGCCCATTTCTCTTAATTGCTTGAAGGCTTTGTTTAGTTTGGTTTTATTAATCTTCTGCGATTTCATGTTCTTTCTGTTTTATGCTCGGTTAAACATTACTTTTCCTGTTTCAATAAGTTCGGTAAATTCATCTTTTACCATGTAGTCGGGGTAAAACCATGTTTTTGCCTGTAACTCTAAAAACATATCGTCGCTGTCTTGGTTATAGCTTGGCGGTGCGCTTGCAATTATCGGGCTGCCTGTTAATGCTCCGATTAACTCAGGGGTAATTAGTGTATAGCTGCCGTTTGTGCTGAACGGTTCTAATAACTCAGCCCACGCACATTCATAGCCATAATACTTTACAAGGTCGTGTATTTCCAGCCTATTTTCGTCCGTATCTATTAGCTTAATTAATAGATTGCCTTCGGGTGTTTCGCTTATATTGATAATTTGTTGTGTCATATTAATTAGTTTTAAGAGGTGTAACAATAGGGTGTTATAGCTATGCCTTTAAAAAGGTACTCCAATACAGCATGGTAAACATTTGCGGGCTTAGGGTATATGTTTAGCTCCTTTGCTAATTTATTAACCTTAGCTTTGTTCTTTTTGTACATAACCCAATGCCAAAAACAGTCTGCAAATTCATTTACTGGCATATTGCTATTGGCTGCTCCTGTTTCAATTTCTAATAGTGTCATGTTATTTAGTTTTGTTCGGTTTTAAATTTGTGTTTTTCACCCAATCAACAAAGCCATTAGATAACTCAATTAGGCTAAACTTTAAACCAAAATAGAGAACTTTGCATGGGGTATTGTCGGGTATAGTTGAGTTGTTTACTACTTTCATGGTTGTTTGATTTTAGTTAGTTAATTTTTCTTAGGTCGTAGGGTGTAGCGTCTAGGCCATAATCAAAAGTATAGCCTAGTTGTTCCACCTCGTCAAGCAATAAGCCAATAGCCGTATAAGATAGGCCGCCATTTTCAAAATACCTATCAAAAACGGCACGTACATTATCTGGTATTAGTTCGGGTGTTTCAAATAGGTCTGTTTCTTCCTCAAATTCGGGTACTCCTGCGGCTTCTAATAACTCTACATCGTTACTATCAATGTAGGGGATTAGGCTTTGCAGTTCCAATAGTTCACTTGTGCTAATACGTTCCTCCCTTAGTTCTTTGCGTAGGTACTCAAGTCGTATTTTTATGGCTTTTATTACCTTGTCGGTTGCCCATTTCTCGGCTGTTTCAATATTATCAAAACTACCTCCTGAATTGAACATTGTTGCGTGCGGTTCGTATATCCTAACATTACAAAATGCTCCTGTATCGGCTAACTCTATTTTGTAGTTAGCTATTGTTTTTATTGTTTCGCGTTTCATTGTTCTTTGGTTTTAAGATGGGTTTAATTCATTGAAACGCTGCCAAGCATACGTTACAAAATCGTTGCTCTCTTTAAAGTGTGGATTTTTGCCTGATACATTATAGGTCATTAATTGAATAGCTATTTTTAGTCCGTATTCATTTACAACCCTATCAACCCATAAACGGGCTGTTGTTTGTGTTTGTGGTGTTTCGTTATTTGCTTTCATGGTGTTGCTGTTGGGGGTTAATTATGCAATGTCTTTTATATGGTACTTGTTTCCATTGGTATCAAACCAATAAACACCACTAGAATTGTTTTTTTCGTAATGGCTGAAAAATACAGTTTTACCACCTTTTAGTATCACCATTTCGTTTTGTTGTTGTCCTATATACATAACTACTTATTTTTAATCTGTTTATATTCGTTGATACTTATATACCTGTGCTTTAATACCCCGCTATGATAATAAAACAGGCTGTATAATAACGGGGTGTTGGTTGGGGTTATTAGCATAGTTCGTTTATTTATGTGTTTGGCAAAAACTAAAAAAGTGAAATCTATTAACAGTCCTTTCCGTTGTTTCGTTTATAGACCTATTGGCTTTGCCACCTGCGTAGGCGTGTTGTACCGAGTAGCATCCGCAAGGCAAAATTATCTTTAATGATTGGTTGCTTATTGGTTTTATATCTGCCTCATTATTGAAGGCTTTAGATATATCTAAAAATTTGCTTTCCTCTGCCAATGTTGCCATAATTAAAGTATAGTTGGTGTTTGTTGGCGTAATGTTTCGCCTTCCTCTTTAGTTAGCAATCCAAGACTAACGAGGTCGCCAACAATACAATAGTTAGTATTAAAAACCATATCCATACCGCCGCCGTTAATTAAAAAATAGTCTTTGTTGCTTTTACTTGGTTTATAGCCCAATGCTTTAAACAAGCACCAATATTGACGATACCAAAATTTACCGTTGTTGCCTTCCTCGCAAGATTTGAAGGCTAACGTCCTGCTCATACCTGAACGGCTAACACTATTAATTATACAGCACATGCGCCCGCTTTCAATAGCTGCTATATAGCCAATAGCGTCCTTTTCAAATTGCTCAACGCTGTAATAGCTTATTTTACTAATAGCTTTTAATAGTTCTTTGCTTGGGTTTAATGTTAAAGTTTCCATAGTTTGTTTATTTATAGGGTTTGTAAAAAGTTGTTAAAATTGGTTTCAAAGTTTGTGTAAATATCCATTAAACGGACTGCATCACGTTTTAAAATAGCTGTGTATTTTTGGCCGTCATCGGGCAATGATAAGCAAAGGGTGTGTATATCTTTTATTAAATGCTCCCCGTTTTTATAGCCCTCATAAGATGAAAGCATATCGGTAAATAAAAGGGCTTTTTTATGTATTGCCTCTGTTGTTTCGGTTTTAGTTAGCCATGTTCCTGCGCCGCCTTTTATGTTAACTATTGGCTGCGTGGCTTTATGCTTAAAATACCGTTCCTTTATTATATTAATATCTTCCATCTTTTATAGGGTTGTTTAATAGGTAAATTCTTGCTCAATTCCTGCACTTGCAAAGAAAGATAATAAGTCCTTTTTGCTTACTTTCTGTGCTTTGTTGTTCCAAAAGTGGTATATTTTAAAATACCCTGCATTTGTGCCTAAACTTTTAACAACCTGGTTTAAGTCGTCAATATTGCAAAATGCTTGTTTTCCTGTACTTGTTACGACTTGGTAAACACGTAGGTTGTTGTCAATTGTTACTTTCATAGTAGTATGTTTTTATAGGGTTGTTTAAATTAGTTTGTTGTTATGCTGCAAAGGCTTTAACATCACGTTTAAGGCAGTTTTGTTGATTGTGTGAGCGTAGTATAATGTTATTGTCTTTACAGTAGCTATACAGCCCACTAAGCCCATTGTTAACTATTAGGCCCGCTTCAATTAATGCTTCCTTTGCTGCTTGCTCGTATTGGCTACCATAACCGTATTGAAACGGTATTTTAATAGTGCGCTGTGTTGGTAGTGAATAATCAATAGTTACAAGGGCTGCAAAGTAGCTATTGCCATTCACCTTGTCAAACCATGTTTTTGCGTTAATATCAATTGTTTTCATAATGTTATTTTATGGGGTTAATGATTAATGAAATATAGCCGTCGAAGCCAACTCAGAACCATAGCACATACTTAGTTCCTTTTTAGCATCCCTAAGCGCATTAGCCTCGTTATTGCTATTAATTACAATGGTAGTCTTGAAGCCATCTGTGCCCATGCTATAAATTAACGTGTAATTTTTAAATGTAATTTTCATAACGTTGTTTGTTGTTGTAATTTGTTAAGGTTATTAGTTGCGTATGTCATTTTCAAACTTTAGCTGCTCAATAGCGCGGGCCACGGCATAATCAATCTCTCTTTGAGTTGGCTTAAAATTAGGGATTAACTCTTGGGCCGCCTCGGTTGCCTGTTTGATTATATCGGCCCGCTTATCGGTATTGATATATTCGTAATTCTCAAAAACTTGCTCGTAGAATAAATGAATAGCTTTCATGATTAAATATATTTTGATTGTTTAACACTACAAAGGTGAACTATACCAAACACAGATAAAAACAAACTAAAATCATAACCTTACCTATGTAAGAAAATATAAACTATTTGATATAAAAAAATACCTTAAATGAATGGAACGCCAAGCATAGCGGGCGTACCGAATAAAACAAACATAAACAATAAGCTATAAATACAATGTAATAAAAATAAACAAAATGTACTAAACAATAGAAACTTTGCACTAAAACAATGGGCTATCAATAAACACACGATATAAGCAAAAGTATAATATACTATCAATACCGTATTTAGTAGCGTTAAAACATAAGCTAATTAGGTATAACTACATAATAACAGGACGGATTAAATACAACTAACACAACTATATTAATGTTGCAACATAGATAATTAGTAAACATGTATAAGGTTGTATAAGGTTTAACCGATTAGTTGTGGATTGGTTAGGTTATAATGTAAATGAATAATTGTGTTGTGTGGGTTTTGTTTTTATTTTGCTTTACTCACACAAAGCAAAATTTTATTTTTAACAAAAAAAAACAGTAAAAACGGGCTTTTGGTTTAACTTAACACTCGTTAGGTTCAATCCGTATTAGTTACTTTTGCTTTGCCCCGTCCTGTAAACCAATTAGTTATAGGCAATGCAGAAAAAAACAAAGCAATCCAACCCCCTACCCCCTTTTTAAATTCGGTTTTGGTTTGGGTTGACAGGGGGTGCATTATATAGGCATTATCCCAATCCCTGTATGCCCACATAGATTTATTTACCCGTTTAACCCCCCTTTCCTGCGATTTCCTGCATTATCTATGTTTGGGTGGGGAAAGAGGTGGTTAAAGTTGATAAAAGAAAGTATATGCCTAATAGTTATTGTACTATAATAATACTGCTATCTTATATATATAGAAGAGATTTTTAGACTTTCCTTAATTAATAGTCATTTTAGCGTTTTTTAGTCATCCCGATAATGACCATAGTCATCCCGTAGATGACCAACTTACATAAAAATAATACAAAATAATTTGTTTTTATAAATAATAGTTCTATCTTTGTAGAGTGATATGGCAAAGAAAGATAATCCTATCAAGGGAAACAGAGATAATACCTTTTGGGATGAGTATGATATGCATCTTAAGCCTATCCTTGAGCCGGGTAAAGTTAAAGAGCAGTTTGATGAGAAAGGCAATAGAAGTGTAGTATATGAGAGAAGTAAACTTGTTTGGATTGCGGGAGGACATTTTACAAAGGTCTTTCCAAGATTGGAAGATGTTTTAAAGCAGATAAACTCCTTAAGCACAAGGAAGCTATTGGACTACATTGTTTTTAATATAGAAAAGGATTGCGATTACATAGAGTTTAATATAGTGAAGATTGTGGAGTATTGCGGATTAAAAAACAAAAAGAGTGTACACAAGGTAATAAACGAGCTAATAAAACTTAAGGTAATAAGAAAGATAGACGGGTATTTTCATAGATATATGGTTAACCCCTATTTTATATATAGTGGCGTTTATCCTGACGATAGGATAGATGACGGTAGAAAACGCAAAGCAGAGAAGAAACAAAAAGAAATAGATGAAAAAGCATCAAATACAAATACTCCTAAAGCTGATACCTATTAGTCAGCATTTGTACACCTACATCATTAACAATGAGAAGGATGGAAAGGTAACGCTATATCCTACTATGTTGAAGGATGAATTAGAATTTAAGGGCAGCACTATATATAAGGGGCTTGCTGAGTTAGAGAGGGTGGGCTTGATAGAAAAGCTATCTAAATACAAATATAAGTTTAACGACCTAAAAGAACTAAAAGATGAATAAATTGGGATTAGCTATTTCAATAGCAGCAGAAGGATTTAAAGATAAGACAGACAAAGGTGGGCAGCCATATATTTTACATTGCTTACGAGTGATGAATAGCGTTGACCAAAACGATGAGGAGTTGAAAATAATAGCTGTTTTGCATGATGTTGTAGAGGACGGTATATGCACTTATGGAGCGTTGGTTAATTTTGGATTTTCGGACAGGGTGCTGTATAATGTAAATTTACTTACCCACGATAAGTCGGTTGATTACATGGAGTATATAAAAAGAATAGCCCATAGCTCCGATGCGGTAAAGGTTAAACTTGCTGACTTGAAAGATAATTCAGATATTACTCGTCTAAAAGGTTTGACTAAAAAAGACTTTGATAGAATGGAGAAGTATCATACAGCCTATACGTATTTATCTAACATTTAAAATCTAAAAACCAATAACCATGAGTAAAAACTTTGATAAAATCCATAGCATTGTGGGCGAAGTTAAACCAAATAGGGTAAGTATATTGAAAGCAACCCGTCAGTTAGAACTTCTAATGCTCAATGAGTTAATAGGTACTCTAACCGAAATAGAAAAAGAAAATGCTGATACTATATTTTACGCCCGACCCGAATTAACGCAAAAGGAGGCTTACGATAGGTGGAGAGTAACCGCTTGGTCGGAAAATAACAGAAAGCGAATTAAGAAAGCCCAAGAACGGTTAATTGAATTACTCTAACCTTCTAAAACAACAACTGAAAGATGAAAGCAACGGATAAAAACGGTGTAGAGATAACAGACGGGTGTATAGTGATATTGCCTGTAAGCAAGAGTGTGGAAGATTACACACCAAGCCAACGGTACAAAGCCCACAGAGTAGAAATAGTGCAAGACGACAATATGCTTGTTTGGAGTATAGGGCTTGGTTCTTATGAGGACGAGCTATATATCCGATGGGAATTTGACAAGGCTGTTGTTGTTAGCGAGGAATGGCTTAATGGCATAGAATTGGAAGTTGGGTTCTATATTGAAAACGATAAGCCTATTAAGTTTACTGATGAGCAGTTGTCGGAGATTTATTATAATAATATGACACCCGAACAGAAAAAGATGAGAGAGCGTTTTATGATGGCTGCTATGTTTGGAGTTCCTAGAATGAAGCGATAAAGGCTGATATAGACCCTACTATAATGTACAAACACGAAGATAAGCCATTTATTAACCCCAAACAAACAGAACTATGAAAAACCCCAAATACACCTTTGAAACCTATAACGGTAGAATTAAAGTAAAGATAGACGGAATGGTTATGTTTACTTTTAATCAGTTAGACTTTAAAGGTTACTACGCCTACAAAGACGATTGCAACCTGTATGGTTTAGATATATACCTAATAGCAAGTGATAGTGGCGGCAAACACACAATGGAAATCTATTTTAAAACTAAACAAACGTGGCTTAATGTATTAGAGCTGCTTGATAAAAATATGTAGATATGAAAAAACTAGTAACGTGTTGTAAAGACTGCCCCTTTGCTAAATTACATTCTGCTTGTGTAGATGGGCCTGAGAGTGTAACATGTAAAATAATGACAGTAGGCTCATATCCCGAAAAGAACGAAAGTTTTATGTGGGGTCAAAAATGGAACGAACTACCAACTAAATGCCCTTTAAGAAAAGAAGAAGTAACTGTAAAACTACATGAATTACTATGAAAAAACTAAGCGAATTAACCAACGACGAATTACTTTTGGTTTACATGGAAAGGCTTTCTTTGAGAGATGGCACTTACCAAGACAATCTAGAGTGGCATATATTGCTTTGCGAGATAGAAATTAGAAGCCGCCGAGAAAAGTTAGGATTAGAAAACATAGACTTTGAACTTTAAAACCAAACAACATGGAAGCAAAATACCAAAGATGGCATAAGTTTAACGAAATAATCAGAAAACAACATACAGGTTCTTTGAAAGATAAGTGTCAATTAGCGAATATTGAATATCCTGATGTAGTTATTTTGTCTGTATCGGGGAATACCGTTATATCTACTGTAAAATAAAACAAACATGGAAAGAACAATAAAGTTTAGAGGAAAGACACCCCAAGGCGAGTGGGTGTATGGTTTTTACCATCATTTAACACGTAAAGGTGGCGGTCATTTTATTATTGATGAGGACAATGAACACGTATCAGTATTACCCGATACCGTAGTACAATATGTAGGTAATGTAGCTGTTGATAGTGGAGAGCTTTGGCTTAACGATATTGTTTCTTTTAAATTGCCCGACACACCAAATTACAAAGGATATACAAGTGTGGGCGTTATTGAATGGGACGAAGTAGGCGCACGATATGTAATAAATGAGGTTAGAGAAGGCGAACTGGGTTGGGACTACCACAATATCCATGAAGATATTAAAATTGAAATCATCGGCAACACCACAGACAATCACGACTTATTGAAGGTAATTTAAAAACAGGTAAACATGGAGAGAATATTAAAAAACATCGGAATAACGCTACTGATAGCAATTGGTTTTGCTTCATTCTTGGCTTTACTTGTTTTACTGCTACAATTATTCCCGATTTGGGTAATGCCAACCTTTGTTGGTTTAATTATAATTGGCATTATTTATAATGCTGTACACTCATACTATAAAAAATAAACATGAATAACATGGACTACGAAGAAATTAAAGAGAAGCACCCGAAGGCATGGGAGTTATTTGCAAAAAGTATATTACAAGATTACCAAGATGACGATTTTTTAATGGTATGCGGATTGATAGAGCCGAACAATGGGCTATATTCTTTTTTTGACAATCATGGGCTATACGTAACAATAACGCCAACCTGCTATGGCTCATTTAGTTGGGAAGCCTCTATATACAGATGTGTAGATTTAGAGTTTATGGAGTGTTTAGAAGGGGCTTATAATGGCAATAGGTTTACTACCCGCACCGAAGCAGAAGCGGCAGCCTTTAACCAAGCATTTGAATTATTAGAAACCAAATTGAGCGAATAGCATGGAACCAAAAGATATAAACGTAAAAGAACTTCTAGAGAAATCAGTTATTGGTATAGAAACCCTACCCGTTTCTGTAATCTTAGAGTTGGGCGATGGGTTACAGGATATAATCGACAGAATGAATAAGCGAATATCTCAGTTGGGGTACAACGAACCTGATAGCATAATGAGGATTATAGATATGCAGATAATAACAGGACATTTGTTGGATTTAATAAAAAAACATAAACCCGAATAACATGGCACAGACCGCATTAATGGAGGCAATAGAGCTTATTGAAAAAGAGCGAGATATGAACGCCTGCGAAGATACTTACTTAACTTTAGACAGAGTAGTTAATAAATTAAAGGCTTTACTTCCAAAAGAAAAAGAACAATTCGACCTTATCTACCATAATGGGAGTGAAAATACAGGTATTGATAGGGAATTATTTATTGATTTTGAAACTTACTACAAAGAAAAATACGGAAATGGAGATAAAGGTTAAGACAACAGAGCGTGGAGATTACGGGATGTTCTGTACATTTTTCTTAGAAAAACCTGCACCATTAAGGCTCAATACCGATTTTAAGTTTAGGGGTGTTTGGTGTAGGATAGTAAGCCACCAGTACGATGAGAATACCAAGCTAACAGATATTTTCTTTGCGCTTCCACTGCGCTCCGACCAACGCATACCCAAATACAGAAAATACACTAAGATAGACATTAAAAATGGCTAAAGCAGAGGATAATATACAATTAGCTGTGTGTAAATACTTGAAATATCAATATCCCGATGTTATATTTCTATGTGATTTGGCAAGTGGTATGCGCCTAAATATAGGGCAAGCTAAACGAGCAAAATCAATGAAATCCTGCAACGGGCTGCCCGACATTTACATATTAGAGCCAAGAGGGGGCGAGTTAGGCTACGCAGGACTTATGTTAGAGCTAAAAACAGAGAAAGCGGGTAATAAGAACGGTACGGTAAAGCAGACAGACCATACGAGAGAACAGCAAGCTATTTTAGACCGATTAGAAAAGAAAGGATACATGGCGAGGTTTGCTATTGGATTTGAGGAAGCGGTCAGCATTATTGATTTTTACATGGCTTTATAAAAAAAACTTGCCGAATAATTTGGATTGTACGTAAAAAGTAGTATATTTGACACCATGAAAAAGCAAACCGACAAAAAGGAAAGCGTTAAAATATCAACAGCCTTGGTAGATAAGGTTAGGTTGAGCAAGTTAAAAACGGGCGTTAACATAGGACACTTTATTGAAACGGCTATAACAGAAAAATTAAACAAAGATAAATAAATAACAAATGGCAGCAGAAGTAACAGGCAGGGTAACTAACATTTATCCCGCAGAAGCAGTAGGCGACAAACAAAAACAGTCGTTCACAATTAAAACAGCCGACCAATACCCAAAGGATATAGCTTTTGAGTGTTGGGGCAAAACATTAGAGTACGTAGCTAAAGCTAAAGTAGGCGACGAGGTTAAGGTATCTTATGATATATCAAGCCGTGAGTATAATAACCGTTGGTACACAACAGCTAAAGCCTTTAAGATTGAGGTACAACAAGCAGCAGCAGGCGAGGCTAAGGATAA